AACGACTGGCCGCTTCCTGGCGACAGTCTTATTAACAAGGCTGAAAATCCTGAGAAGATGTTTGTCATTATGTATGGCGAATATCAACCCTCGGGATTTGGTTGCAAAGCAGTGGCTTCCTTGGAATGACAGATTTTCCCAATCTCACAACGTCTGAGCTTTCTGCTCGGATGAAAGTAATGGACCATGATGTGATTCATTGTCTTGATTGCTTCCTTTCTGACACTGGAGTGCTCGTGCTTGACTTACGGCTTTCCTTTGATAGGGGAAGCGAAGAATACCTTCTTGATTGGCATTTTGCCTTCCCAGAAGAATGAACCACGCCATCCTCACCTATTCCCACTCCGACTTTTCCAGCATGGAAGATCCCGCAAAACAAGCAATGATTGAACGCTCTCTTGGTATGTTCACTCCGCTCGAAATCAGCGCTGAAGCATTTCGCGCTGCTTACGATACGCCGGACATCGGACCTCACATTGAAAAGGACTACAAAGGCCTTTCCTACCTGTCGTGGCCTTTTGCCTTCCGCTACCTGAAGGAGCATTTTCCGACGCTCTTCGTGGCCTTTGAAGAGAAGACTATTGGCTGGCCTGTGTTTGGCGAGCCTGGCGCTTTCATCCTTCGTCCCTATCTCACAGACGGCGTGCGTCGCACGCCTGCTCTCGTGTTCCCTGTGATGGATAGGAAGCACAACTCCATTCAGCAGCTTGATGGTCGTGCCATTAGCGACAACATCCAACGTGCGAGCGTCAAGGCTATCGCTACGTTCACGGGCCTTGGTCTTCGGCTCTATGCCGGAGAGGACATCCCCAAAGAAGAAGCGCCGAAGCCGGCGCAGCAGCAAGATGTCCCAAAGCCTGCTCGTGCGGCCAAGAAGGATGCGACGGCAACTACTGGTGGCACTTCTGATGCTGGAGCGGAAGGGGCTACTGCCACCATTGATACAGGGTCCGCTGAGCCCTTCGATGCAAAAGCAGCTCTCACAGCAGTTTGCAAAGCCAATCCGTTGAACTATGCCGACGAGAAAGCTTCTATGGCTGCAGGCAAAGCTGCTCTTGAAAGCATTGGACTTGCTCGCGCCACGGAAGTCAAAAGCTGGCAAGCCTTCGGAAACGTCGTCGCAGCAATGATGACGCTATGGGCAAAGCAGGAGCAAATTGTCATCAGCAAAGCTGAAATGACTGAAGAAATCAATTCTGTTCGCGGTCTTGAGGATACTGCCGCCATTATTGAAGGCATGAAAGCTTTCGTAGCAAAAAAGCAATAGACCTGGCAGCGGCCCGCTTAGCGCGGGCCTTTGCTGGAGCAGTTTGCATTGATGATGATGCCATTCCCATTACTGAGCTTCCTCCCGCCCTATTTGGCAAATGATCCTCTTGGCCTGTTCCTTCTCGTCACCTTCGCATGCCTGATCATTGCCCTGTCAATTCTGGCTATCCTTTCGCTGATTCTCCCATGAGTCGCTTCACTTTCCTTTACGAAGAAGGAGAAACCAAAGTCTCCTATTCGTTCCACAACATCTACTGTCCTGAAATTACCGAACATTTCAAGCAGTTTGTTTTGGCCTGCGGTTTCTTTGAAACTTCAGTAATGGCTGCAATGGCAACCATGGTTGAAGAATACGAAATGATGGAAGAAAAGCGTGCACAATCGTCGCTCTCTGATTGATGCTTGTCATGAAGCGTTCTGGAGCTTTCCTGAAGACACGCTTAGCAGTGATCGTCGTATTGCTGCTGTTCTTGAAGCCGTTGCTAATCATCCTTTGGCTGACAAGCAATTCCTTCATCAAACTGCTCGAACTATCCTCATGCCTGACATTGCAATGTGCACGGGGGCTGAATGCCCTGTTAAAGAAAACTGCTGGCGCTATATGGCGCCTGCAAGTCGTTGGCAAAGCTATTTCGCTACGCCTCCATGCGACGAAGAAGGCTGCGACTACTTCTGGGACATGAATGAAAAATGAAAACCAACAAAGAAACAGTCCTTGCGTCTGACGCGCTTTCTCCCGATGGGCGAATGATGGCTAAGTGTTTAATGGAAAAAGATGGCGTGAGTATTGAGCGCTTGTTTAATCTTTTGGCGCAGTTTAAAAACGATATTGCGGAGATTAAAGATGGTTTGCTGCACATGGACTCCGCCATTGATCAAGCGCAATACGACATTAATTCTCACATCAATAGCCATGATTAATGGCTTGTTACGATTTATGCCTTGCCTCTCTTCAAATGCCAGCGTTTCTCCGCTACGAACCCAATCGGATCCAACTGAACAAGAAGCGCTATTACGTTTGCGACGATTTTCCCAATGTTCCCGCAGGGTGTGTTTTGCCCTCTGTGACAACTATTGCGAGCGCGTGTTCGTCGCCTGGCAAGATTGCAGCGCTCATGAACTGGCGCAGGAAAGTCGGGGATGAAGAGGCTAATCGTCGCACTCGTAATGCAGTGGATCGAGGCAATTGGCTTCACGGTGTTCTAGAAGATTTCTGGAATGGCGAAGACATCCAAACGCATCTTGATTCTCATGAAAACTACGTGCCTTATTTTGAGAGCATCGTTGGTTTTCTTGAGCGCGTAGATAGTCCGCTGCTAGTTGAAAGTGCCATTGCTTGGTACGATCCTGCGCAAGAAATTGGCTACTCAGGCACTTTTGATATGCTCGCCAAAATGAACAGCGGCGCCTATGCGCTGCTGGATTGGAAGACGAGCTACAAGGCAAAGCCTGATACACAGCTAGCCGACTATCGCATGCAGCTTGGCGCTTACGTGCAGGCCATTGAACAGATGTACGACATCGAAGTCAATGAAGCGCATTGTGCCATTGCCATTTACGATCCCGACACGGGAGCTGGTCAGGAAGCGCAAGTTGTAAGCCTTTCAGCAGCGGAGCTTGCTATGCAGGCAGGCATCATGGTGCAGAAGGTGCAGCAGTTCTTCTTTGACCACTACCCAGGCAGAAAGCCCTTAACAATTTCTATGGACCGTGGGGCTTGACTCCTCCGTCCATAGCGCTATGCTTCTGATGCCCCTTCCAGGGCCTACTACACTCCTCTGAGGACCACTCAATGCCCGCTGGCAATTCTCCTGCTTTCTCTGGCACTCTCGATCTCACTCCTGACATCCTCAATGCCATGAAGAAAGCCGGCACCAACCCCCAAGGAAACTACTCTCTGCGTTTTGCTCTTTGGGACAATGACAAGCGCGACAAGGACACCGCCCCTCATTTTAAAGGGCAAGTGACTGTCAACAAGCTTGACAATTCTCCCAAGGCCTACGCTTCGATGTGGGACAATGGTAATAAGGCCAAGCAAAGCTTCTCCGACGATCCCTTTTGATTCGTTCTAAAGCTTTTCCTTTTTGCAAACGGGGCTCTTAAGAGCCCCTTTCTTTTTCCAAAGCCATGCTTCTTAATGACAAGGAAATCAGCATTCTTGCTGAAAATGATATTATTTTTCCTTTCGTCGGGGAGAAAACCAGAGAGCTTCCCAATGGAACCAAAGCCCTCTCATACGGCTTAAGTCATGCAGGGTATGACCTCCGTTTATCCCCCAAAGGGTTTATGGTCATCAATAATTACGCCGCTGCCATTGGTCAAGGCGAAGTGCTTGACGTGAAAGCCTTCAACAAGGAGCTAATGGTGGAAGCTGAGCCTATCGAGAAGAATGGCTCAACGTTCTTCGTGCTGCCCCCGTTCTCCTACGCTCTTGGCGTAAGTGTGGAACTCCTGACAATACCGTCTAACATTATGGGGATCACTGACGGCAAGAGCACATATGCTCGACAAGGTACGATTCTTAACGTGTGCCCGATTGAGCCTGGTTGGAGTGGTCACCTTACTATTTCTATTGTCAATCCTTTGGCTTTCCCCGTGCGAGTGTACGCAAACGAAGGCATCGTCCAAGTTATGTTCTTGCGTCTTAATTCCGACTCAGCTCAAGACTACGGCGATGGAAAATATCAAAACCAAGGACTCGCGCCAGCTACTCCTAGGGTTTGAGATTTAATTGTTGTTCAATGGAGGGGACGACCCTCCATTCTTTTGCCAACCATGAAAGAGCTTATCCTGCCGGTTCTGCCGCAGTCAGATGATCGCAAGACACGATGCTCTGTGATCTTGTTTAAGCAGAGCAAAGTTGAGCATATTTGGGAACCCTACGAGTCCCCAGAAGAAGCAATTGTTAGGCCATTCATCATTCTCGCTGAGACAAAGTGGCCAAACGAGCGCTTTGCTCATTTTCGGTGGGGCTTTGGGATAACGCGTGGCGAAGCGTTGCTCTGCGACACGGATCCATCTTGCTCCTACTTAAATAACGTTTTTTATTACCCAACAAAAGACTGCTTGCACCATACGTGGTACATGCGAGACGATGCTTGCCGAGACTCGTTTTTTCAGCTTTACTTTGAGAAGACTTTTCATCACGAGGGCTATTGGGACTGCTTCTTGAATTCCTTTGCAAATGCTCGCGTGCCATCATTTATATTCAACAGGTATGACTACAATTCAGAGCCCTTCTGTTTTGCGTACTTCAAAGATATAGTAAAACCGGAAACCGTTAGGGCTTGCATTCAAGAGGCTGTGGCGTCGAGTAATTCGCCTAAGCTTAAGTCCAAAAGGAGAAACATCTCGCTCAAGACGAGACGGCTTGTTTTGGATCGCGATAACTATTCTTGTGTTGATTGTGGAAGGAGCCCTCGCACCGACAAGGACTGTGTCTTGCACATTGACCATCGAGTGCCAGTGGCAAAAGGTGGAACGAATCACGAAAGCAACCTTCAAACGCTATGCGACTGGTGCAATTTAGGAAAAGGCGTTGACTTGGACTGGAAACTGAATCAAGCGTGCTAGTATTTGTGTCTTGGCGAGGCGTGGCCAGGCCAGGCAGGAATAGGAGCGGCGGGGTCCGGTCCGGCAAGGGCGTGAGGAGCGCATTCAATGAGCCTGCTAGAAGACCAATTCCTAGGGCTATGGCAAGCGCATTTCCCGGATCTCCCATTGATTAGGGAATACAGCGACGTAGAAACGTGGGAAGCAGATTTTCAAGAGCGCTATGCAAAAAGCAAGCGTTCAAAGCGTTACAGGGCAGACTTCGCTCATCTACCCTCTCGCTCTCTCATTGAAATACAAGGCGGCACATTTAATCGCGGACGCCACGTGACCGGCTCAGGCTACGAGCGTGATGCTCGTAAGTTTAATCTTGCCACTATGGGAGGTTGGAAAGTGTTTCTTCTTACCAGCCAAACGGCCAAGGAAACTTCTTGGCTTGAGCAGATTGCTGCTTCTCTGCGAAGCGCGTAACAGCTTCAGCAGCTTCACCAAGAAGCTCATCAGCAGCTTGCAAGTCACGCTCTTGAAGCTGCATAGCTTGACGCAGTTCAAGATTCTCCTTGACCAAGGCAGTCACTGCCTCTTGCATATTGCTCCAACCTTCCATCATTGTGCAAGCCACTTCACGCAGCTTCTCAATGTCATTGCATTCACTCAGTGCCTTTTTATTGGCAACGAGAGCGAAGTCTCGCTCCATGCTCCGTTCAAAAGGCCCCATAACGCCAATACAATCTTGACCATTGTATTTTAGGCCGATTGGAATGGAGAAAGTGCTCATTGTTCTTGCATTGTTTCGTTTAGCCTAGCCATGCAGCGATTTGGCAAGCAGTTTGTTTATCGGGTGGACGATGGGAAGAATGCCGTACAATGCGGGACGGGCTACCGTCCCTACAAGCTCCCTCGCACGCCTCGCAACCATGAATGGCTTCCAGGACAGGACGTTGTGTACGTACAACGTACGGCAGCAGGATGGATGCCATCTTCCATTGTTGGTACCATTGAAGGCTTTGATGCAAGCGGACCAGCCAAGAAGGCACGAGTACGCTGGCATTCAACTACGGACATTGCTCCTACAATCAGTTTGCAACGACTTCGGCCTCTCTCGCTGATCACCAATGCTTACCAAGACAACTGACGATCTTCTTAAAGATCTTTCTGAAACTGCAGGTGTGCTGCTTGCAGCTTTTGGCCTTTTGTGCTTGCGAGCATGGCTTGTGAGCATTTGCGCCGGCCTTCTGTTTCCCAGCTTTTCGTTGGGCTTTTGGAATTGGGTGCTAATCGTCGCCACTTTTCGTTTTCTTATCACCTTTGATAAGGCTAAATGATGAACAAAATTGATCCGCTGATGGACGGCATCAGCTTTGTGCGTCTCATTGATTGGATGGGCACTTCGCTAGACATTGTTTGCGATGCTCGTCAAAGCTTTGATCAAACAAGCAACGAATGGTCCGAAAGGGATCAAAAGCTTCTTAATTATCTTGTCAAGCATCAGCACACCAGTCCATTTCGTGGCGTTGTCACAAAATGGCAAGTGAAAGCTCCGCTGTTTGTCTGTCGGCAATGGTGGAAGCATGTAATTGGTGGTACATTCGCCAATGACACGCTTGGTTGGAACGAGAAAAGTTTTCGCTACTGCGAAGCTGACGACGAAGCCTATTACATGCCTCGTGGGTTCCGCCAGCAAAGCCCCAGCAACAAGCAGGCCTCTAGCGGCCCCCTAGAGCCCAGCATGAACCAAGTGGCGATGATCGAATATGCCAAGGCTCTAGAGCAAACTAAGCAGGCTTACAAGGCGCTGCTGACGCTTGGAGTGAGCAAAGAGCAGGCACGGGGCATTCTGCCGATGTCCACTTATACGTCCTTCACCTGGACCTGTAGCTTGCAAGCTTTGTTGCATTTCATTTCATTGCGAGACAAGGCCGATAGCCAAGGCGAAATTCAGGCCTATGCTCAAGCTTTGAGCACTCTCGCCCGTCCATTGTTTAAAGAAGCCTTTGAGGCTTTTGATCTTTACCAATCTTCGTTCTAACTATGCACGACCCAGTGAAAAATCCCCGTCATTATGCCAAGAACGGTGGCATTGAATGCATTGAGGCCATCGAAGCCTCAATGGACAAAGACGACTTCAGGGGCTTCCTAAAGGGAAACATCATCAAATATGTTTGGCGCTATGAAGACAAGAATGGCTTGGAAGATTTGAAGAAAGCAAGCTGGTATCTTGATCTTCTCATCTTCACCATGGAGAACGAGCCACAACAAGAAGCTGTTGAAGCTCTTGAGAACGCTTCTCAACAATGCGAAGGAGGATTCTGTCCCATGCCAGGCATTCGCTACGATCTTCCCGGCAGGCAAGTTACTTTCGCCCCAGTAGAAGACTAAGCGGCATTACAACAAAGCCCCCATAAGGGGGTTTTTTCATGCTCAATTGTTTGGTGCATCGGCAGAACAATCCCCTTCTTCTCGCACCATGCTTCAAGCTCCTTCTGATCAGTGTGAGCACTAACAAAGCTGTTGCAATACACCCATGCCATTACAATTTCTTCTCGCTTTTCTGTCCAAAATGGCTGCACTCGCCACCACTCAAGCATTGGAAGACTGCCTTTCTTGAGATTACAGGCCTTGCATGCAGGAAGCATGTTCCAACGACTGAAATGTGGGCCTCCTTTGCTCTTGGGGACAATGTGGTCAATCGTAAGCTTTTCTTTCCATTCTCCGCAATAGGCGCAAGCACATTGCCCAAATGGTCCCCTCAGAAAGTAATCTTCAAAAATACTTTTGCGAAATCTACGCTTTGCGTCACCAGGGCGAAGTTCAATGAGAGAATAAAGCAGCTCATCGGGACCATTCGCTCTTGGCATGGCACTATTTAGTTGTCTTGTCCATAGTTTAACGTTAATTAACGGCTCGCGTTCTTCTATAGAATGAAAGCATTGATTGATGGCTATGGACAGTTTCAAGGACGGCCTTGCAAATTTCGTAGCCACCATTACGGCTGGCATGCTTCTATCAACAGGTGCCATGCTTATTGCCGTAGGCACCCAACAAGCAAAGGTGGCTGTGCAAATTGAAACCGTCACAGAAAAGCTTTCCACTCTCACTGATAAAATGAGCGAGATGGAAATCAGAGTGCGCAATCTAGAGATTAAGCGCTAGCGTATTCATGTCAATTGCATTGTTCATCATGAGCGGCGCAGAATGGTTTGTAATCGGTGGCATTATCATTGCGGCTGCTGATCAAATTCTGGATCATTCCCCTTGGAAAAGCAACAACGTTCTTCAGCTCCTGCTGGAGGGCCTGAAGACTGTTTTCCGCGTGAAGGGCTGAGAGCGATGCCCTCAAATCGGGCGTTCTGGGATGAATGCTTTGCCATCGCCAAGCGCTGTGGTGCTCGCTTTCCTGAGCTAGTTGCTGCACAATGCTGTTTAGAAAGTGGCTTTGGCAAGCATTTTTCTGGAAAATGGAATGCGCTTGGCATTAAAGGGGATGGCACAACTACTACCACGCAGGAATGGTATGACGGCCAATGGGTGACTATTAAAGCTGGCTTTATTGATTTCCCTAGCCTTGCAGCTTGCATTGAATATCTGATCACACGCTGGTATAAGGATTATCGTCAATTCAAAGGCATTAACAATGCTCCAAATCGCTATGCCGCAGCACGCATGCTAAAAGAGCAATCTTATGCCACTGATCCAGATTATCCTGCAAAATTGTCTAAGCTCATGAAGGAATATGCTCCTGAGAGCACTGCTTTTACTATGATTGGCCCGAAGAAACGTCCGCAAGATTTTGGCTTTAAGAAAGGCGATTCACATTTAATTGTGAACGATGCAGTGGAAACCATGAAGGCTTTCTCGTTTGAAGGAAAGCTTCTCTGGGAAATCCCTTGTCTTGCTCGCGGACAATATAGTGATTTTGAATGGAAAATCACAAACTCAGACACTCCACCTGGTCTATATAAAATTGGCGCCATTTATAAAGACTACGAGAAAGTAGGTGATAAGCCTGCTTATGATCGCACTCTCATGGCCTATGGCTGGTATAGCTTTGACATGATTGAGCTAGAGAATCAAGAAGCTAAATATGGCCGTGCTGGGATTATGATCCATGGTGGATCCAGCGCCCTTGGATGGCCTGGAGCTTGGGCACCAAATCAAGCGCTTATGCCAACTATGGGGTGTTGTAGGTGCAAAAATATTGATTTGCGAGATAAAATTTTACCTCTTGCCGAAAAGGGAACTGTGTATGTAAGCGTTTTTCAAGAAGGCTAAATATGGTTCCAGCGTTCTCGCCGAATGATCTTTCCAATTGCTTGTATATCGACTCCATACTCTTCCGCAAGCTGCCTGCTATTTGACTTGGTTTTTGAGTAGCGAATATATTTTTCCCTTATTTCTAGCACTTGCGTTTCAGTAAGCCTAGCTTGGTGATTTTTTGATCCCCACAAGATAGTTCCATGTCTGTATTTATCATTCGTATTTTCCTTCGGCGTACCCCAGCGCAGGTTGTCAATTTTGTTGTTCAATGAATCACCATCACAATGGCAGCATTCCATTCCCGCAGGACGCGCACAATCAAAAGACTCCAACACTAAATGTGCCACGTACCTCGTACGGTTTTTGCTGCCATTAAGAAGTGGTAATCCCACTATTGCATATTGCCCATATTTGTTCTTTCTAATAGAAATGGACAAAATTTTACCTTTAAACCTCTTAAGCAATCCATTTTTGTCCCGCAAGGCTCGGTCAAGACTCCTGACGCGCCCTTGATCGCTCACCTCGTAAACTCCCTCGTATCCAGCGATGGGCCGCCATTCTTCTATGATTGACATGATGCCTAGTCTCCTTAGGTGTCCGTGGGCAGGGAATTGCAGTTCCGCTGCCCTTTCATCTTATCTCAAGAATTGACCATCGCGAGACGGAAGGATGAGCAAGCAATCTTGGTTTAATGCCTTGTGCTACGAACTAGGTTTATGGACCGCTGAAAAGCGGCCCTCTCTTGCATTGCAACCATGGTTCAAAATGCTAATGGCTTATTGCAAGCCTGATTGGGCAGAGTGGAAAACAAAAATTGTCATGGAGAAAGTGGACGAGCAAGCTGCAACGCTCGTCAAACAATGGGAAAAAGAAGAGCGTGAAACAAAAGCAAATGCTCTCGCCGAAAAAGCTCATGAGCTTTTTCCTGATGCAAAAGTCACTCCTCTTCCTAACGCCATTGTCCCGTCAGTGCTCATTGAAAAAGCCCCACCAGCAAACGCCAGCGAGGCCGTAAAGGCTCTTGGTGGAGAGCTAAGGATTACGTACCAGTTTCCAGACCAAGAAGCGCCCTGAGGCGCTTCCATTTAGCAAGCTCCTTCTCGTGGTAGTCCTCCCACGAAGCAATGGTTTCGCTCAGCGCTTTGCAAGCCATCGCCGGATCATCGTCTGTCAGTAGCTCAGCAAGAATGTCTGAAAGAGCCTCCGTCTGTTGCTTGTACCACTCGCCTTCTGCGACGAAAGGGAATGCCATGGAAAGGGGGCAGCATGGTGCCGCCCCAGCATAGCCTCTATAGCGTTTCAATCCAGCCCAGCATGCCAATTGCTTTAGCGTTGCCAGAGCTTGTCACCGTAAGGAATAGCTCATCGCTAACTCCGCTTCCATTGACGCCTAGAGAAAGACTCAAGCCATCTTGCACGTCAATTTCTACTGAGCCAGCACTGTAATAAAGACCAGCGTTGACAGTGGTGCCGCCAGAAACAATGCTACCAGCGGAAGTAGTTTCAACATTTCCTCTGCCATTGGCACTAGCAGCCCAGGTGACGCCAGAAGTGGTTGGATTGCGACGAAGTTTCCATTCAATCGTAGTATTATCCTCCGTTACCAAGTCAACTTTCACTGGAATGATCACATTATCAGTGCGACCACTTGCCATGCGAATTCCGGCAACAATGCGCTCTCCAGCAGCATTAGGGATTGCGCCAAGAGCAGGAGAGATTGTATGCACTTCACCATAGGGTTGATAACCACCTTCGCTTGCAACAGTAGAGCAAATTTGTTTCATTGTTGCGCCACTAACGCTTGTTGCATATTTTGCAATGCGATAGGTTTGTGGCAATACTGCTGCTGTCATATAGACGCTACTGATATTATTTGCGTGGAGAAATTCGTGGCAATAATAGTACTCTCCATCGAGAATAAAACCACAACGTGCCCGTCCTGCCCCTAACCATTCAAGATCAGTGGTAAAAATGTTGGCCTTTGAAAAATCAAGCCATGAAGCAGTGTCAATATTCCATTGATCTTGATTGACAACGTTTTCAGTGACAACGCCAGAATATTTTCCTCTTACAACAAACTGAATAGTTGTGCCACTAGCGCGAAGAATGATGCCATTGTTATCATCAAATAGCCCCACTTCCTGAATGACACCACTCGCCGGCACTGACCCAGCAAAGCTTTGAATGGAAAGCAAAGACTTTCCTGGCTGATAAGGAAACCTTCGCCGAGTGCGCCTCATTACGCCGTCACCAGAAGCGGTGGTGACAGTCATATTGATAGAGCTTTGATTCGCATCATGAACAGACGATGCGGAGCCAGTAATGGTTTCGTTCCACACATCACTACGTTTGTCGTAACGAAGTACGGAATCAAATAGCGTATATGGCTGGCTTACGCGCTTACGTGCAAAAGCATCTACTTCCCCGCTGTCAATACCACGACGAATAATTTGACCACGATAATCGGCAGCAATTGCAGTTTCAAACTGTTCGCCGCCTCTAACTACTTGTCCCATGAAAATAAAGCTTTTGCTTTATTCTACGCCCAAACCCTTACGGGATTTTCAGGCTCCACCACAAACTCTTCCCACCCATCCGGCAGCTCGCCGCTGTAGTTGACGTGCCAGCCGTCAAGCACGGTGGGGGCTGTGATGACATTGCCCTCGTCGTCCCATTCACCGCCACGTTGGATCTCGCCGATGACATCCAGGGCGTGGTTGTGGGAAGCGGTAATGAACTGCAGATCACCATCTAGTAGCCCTGCATCATCCAAGGCTTTCATGCCGGTTTCAGCGTCCGGGAAGCGTATGAAGTGTGTCATTGGTTATTCCTTGGAGGGGTTATTGCTGGGTTATACCCTGGAGGGTGGATTCAGAAAGCTCTTTTGGCCAGAATGTAATCCTAGAAAGCGGTCCATTGAAAACAAACGCACCGACAGCGTTGCCTATGACGGCTTGTGTAACTGTTGGCAGCGTGCCAGAAGCATCAGATGCAACTGAACCGCCATTGAGAGACGCCTTGAATGAATTAACAGCAAAAGATGTTGCAAGTTTCCCTTTTGTGTTAAGAGAAGTGGAAGCCGCTGTAGTAAAGTTAGCCTGAACACTTCCGCCATCGGCAACAACAAAAGCACCGTTACCATTAGTGCTTAACCGCGTCTGTAATCTTTCAGAAGCTGTTCCATCGTCTATTGATAAAAGACCACATGCTTGGGCAAATGTTCTTGGTGTAAATTCCGCAAACACCGTCCCCTCATCCTGCCGATACCAGGAGCTGAAGTTCGACCCCGTAATGCTGGCCACGTCTGCACTGCGGGTGGCGGCGGCTGTGGTGGTGGGGATGTAGCTGGTGGGGAAGGAGCCGGCTTCTAGTTGGGCGCCCCAAATGTGTATTGAGCCGTAACTATCAGCACTATTACCAAAAAAGTTTAGATAGATGACTGCACGCAAAGCTGTATGTGCCGTGCTAGTTACACCAGAAAGAATACAGCGATACCAACCGTTTGGATAAGGAACGATAGTTGCTGTCGGAGTAGCCCATCCAGACGCCGCTGGACTTGTTGTTAAGTTAAAAAGATTAAAGTTGCTTCTAAAGTTATTGGTCGCTGTGCTATCAGCAACATACAATGCAATTCCATTAGTTGTTGCGGTGCCAACTTTTACAAAAACAGAAAACGTATAAGCCTGTTGTGTTGTTAGTGCAGGATTCTGGCGTAGAAAACGCTGAGCAGTAAGGCCGTCTATTGGTGGTGCAATCGTGTCTGCTGTTGTAGTTCCGTCTGGGGCAATGACTGAGTTAGTGGTAACAGTAAGGTTTGATGTAGTCCACGTTGTTGCAAAGTCTTCTGATTGCAACACGTTGTTTGTCCTACTCTCCTCCACCAGCAGCCCCAAGCTCTCGCCCGTGGTGGGAGCATGATCAAACCGTGCTTCGTTTGCTGTCGCCGTTCTGATTACACCCTGGCTATCGACGTAGGTGCCGCTACTGGCGCGGGTGAATGTGACGAGGTTCTGGCCGGTGGTGGCGTCAACAAGACTCTTATTATCAGCAAAACGCAAGTCAAGCGATGGCACTGCACGCGCACGCCGCCATAAAATATCGCGGGTCCACTTAGGGCTTAATGCAAGCCTGCGAGAAGCTGGAAATAACATTAGCGTCCTGCCTCTAAAGTACTAATTGCAATGGTACGAGCGCTAGCGCTTGTGGGAGTGAAAGCATTTCTCGTTTCAAGAATGCCATACAAGGCTGTACTGCCAGATGCCAGCTTAATTTGACGTCCAATATATTCAGTTTGGCTCCAAATGGTATCTCCTAAATCAATGGGAGCAGGGAAATCAATATAACCAGCATATTTACTTCTGTCTACACTCGGTAAATTGTATGCAGCGTTATCTGCAATGCCCGAAGGAGCAGCATTGTACAAATGCAAGCGGAATGCCCCCATGCCACTTGCAACACTATTCACATCAGTCCTAAACTCTGCGGATTGCAAAACAATCCTGCCACCATTCGGACCAATTGAAGCAAAAACTAACGGAGACGGAGCGCTAGTGCTATCGCTAACAACGTCTCCAGCAGCATAAGCATTAGTATCAGCAGGCCGTGTTTGATTGGCTTCACTGGGACCATAAGCACCAGCCGAAACAAATACTGGCGCTCCATTATCGTTCTTGATTTCTAGGCCATCGCCCGTGGCTTTTACAAGAAACTCTTCGTATTGCTCGTTGTCAACAATGCGTTGTGCCATTACAGGCCTGCCTCAATTGTTTTTATTCTAACCTCGTGAGTGGTGCCACTTGCTGGAGTGTAAGCATTAACTGTTTGCAGAATACCAAACAGTGATGTAGATCCCGAGGCGAGTTGCAATAGTCTTCCCGAATAATCGGACTGCGAATACAAAACAGAACCAAAATCCAAAGGAGTGCTTAAATCGGCATAGCCAATATATTTTGTCCTATCAGCAGTTTGCAAATCAAAAGCAGCATTATCAAGAATGGCAGTTGGTGAGGCATTGTATAAATGCAAGCGAAATGCTCCCATGCCAGTTGGCACAGCGCTTGCATCAATAAACATTTCAACAGATTGAAGCATCACATAGCCATTGCTAGGACCAATAGAAGCGAAAGTATGAATGGCGCTTCCTGCTGCTCCTCCACTTGTCACGCCAATAACATCGCCGGCTGTATATCCAGACGCATTGCCGGGACGATTAAAGTTTACCGAACTGCTATAGGCTCGACCATCTACCGTTAAACTACTTCCATTGTCTCCAATGGGAACAGCACCAGATTGCAGGGATGGCGTTTTTGTGTCAATACTACTAAGCGAAGAATTACCACTAGCCTGATTAGCAGCAGTAGCGGCTCCAGAAGGAAGCGGCAAGCTTGCAATGCTCGCAGGCACTGGATTGCCACTATCATTGCTAATTTCTACACTTGCATTGGCAATCTCCACTTGAATATCTGCACCATCATCAACAAAAAGCTGCACTTTATCTGCAGCATTCATGCCGCTAGTGTCAGCATTGAGGAATAGCGTTGTGTTGCCTGAGGCGCTACTAACGCTGCCGCCTTTCGCAGGCGAATTAAATTGATAAATGACTACATTGTCAGTGACATTTGTAGCAAGCAAAAATTGCTCAAGCGGAAAAACGCCGCTAATCGTGATGCTGCCAGAGCCAGGAATGCCAGGCGAGAATGTATAACCAGAAACAAGATATTTAGCCATTCATCCTAAAGCGATGGAATAAGCAATAGCATTGTCGTTGTCGCCTTGAGGCCCTTGTGCTCCTACAGATGAAATTAGCAATGAAGGAGACGGCGAATCGTTTGCTCCCATAATAATAGCACTGCTAGTGGCACTCTCACTAATTAAAACAGCAGACTGTTCGCTAGTTGTAATTAAAGAAATGGTTTCCATATTAAGTGCGAGAATAAGTGGCTTGAACAGTCATCTTGCCAGTAAGCCAATAATATCGCTCGCCTCCAGATGAAGTGAGACTCACGTCGTAACCAAACTGGCCGGTTTCAAAGCCAGAAGTGGTGGCAGGAGACAGTTCAAGCTGAAATAGTCCATTTGCTGCATCAATTAACGATGGAGAGAAAGTGCCAACATATTGATTTTCAGAAAGCCCACGAATATCAGAATCGACAGTGTATCCGCTTAAATTAATGGGAGTGCTCACGTAATGCGTGCCACTAGCAGTGCCATGAAGAGCCAAACTTGCTCCTCCAGAAGAAACTGCCACTTTGAAAGAATCATTGGTTAGGCCGCTTGCAATGACATAGTAGACAGTATTATCAGTCATTCCGCAAGGCAATGCGCCTCCAGCAAATACCACCTTCTGACCATCGCTAAAACCATGGCAGCTAGTAGTAAACGTGCTTCCAGAAATATCAATTGTTGTCTGCTTCTGATTTTCAGTGGCTCTAAACTGATTTTTCCAAGTGGCATTTTGCAATACCACTATGTCATAAGTGGCTGGATAAATCATTGCTCACTGGCTAATTAGCTTCATTATAGCTTTGTTCTCGCCATTAAAAAAGGAGCTAATGCTCCTTAAGATTATTTGCCTTGGCCGCGAGAAAGTTTGCGGCCGTGAGAGGCTTTGCTATGTTTTCCCTGGCCTTGCCTAGTTAGTTTTGGCTTTCCAGCTTCGTGCAATTTTTGGCCGCTAATGCCAATCTTTGATTTTGCTGCCATTTATCAAGCCCAAGGAAGGCCAGTGCCAGTGGTAGGAGTGCGTTGTTGTTCAATTTGAGCGGCGAGAGCAGCTTCAATTTCTGCCACTTTCTCATCACCAAACTTTTCTTTCACCCAGCCAACGACGATTTCAGGAGTGAGCATGGAATAGGGAATGGCATCATCCTCGTCAGGCGCTTCAAGACCGAGACTGCCATAGGCCGAACTCGCATAAGTGCCATCATCAGCAGAAATGGTATAATGAACAGTGCCCACATAGCCATTTGAAAGCGTGCGGTCCATATTGGCCACCGCCCATGTATAAGTAATTGCCATGATCAAGAAGAATGGTCTTTGTTAGTTTAACAGTGAAAAGAAAGACGGTTTCTTCGGGAAACCGCCTAGGACGAGAAGTGAAGGGGGCTCGTCACCTTGGCTGGTGACTCTCCATGTAGCTAAGAATCGCACGCATTTCTTCTAGTGTGGCGTCATTTCTTAGGAAGTTCGCCCTAGCCGAAATGACCATGACGTTTCCTTTGATGTACCCACCTGCTGAATCAATGCGGTCCAGCGTTGGTGCGTTCCAGTTGTCCTTCATCGAAACCCTGCCTTTGCCTACCGTCGCTTGAAGCGGAATGCCAAGCACAGGACAAAGCTCAGGAATCACGATGTCGTCAACCGTCAAGTCGCAGTCAAGCCCTCGATCCTTTGCTCTGTTGTTCGCGTTGTACAACAGCTTTTTGCGTGGGTCAATCTTGATGTATTCCTTGTTGCGGCATTCCTTACAACGTGCGCTACGGCGAACACCATCTGGACCCACGCGGTATGCGCCTGCGTGCTTGTCTGGCCAGAAGCTGTCAAACGGTAAAAACTGCTGACAGCCGCTGCACCAAAGTTTGCTTGGATCAGGTGATTTTACAGGTGATGGCATCAGGTGTAGACGATCATTAAAGTGCCATCCGATTTGCGATAAACGTCACCGTCTACCAATCCACCGGCTTTGGCTGCTGTGTTGTCAGCATAGGTGGGCGTGTTGGCAAAGTTGAGGATGCGAGAGTTTTTGATCCGCATCGCTTCAGTTGGTGATGACGCGCCATCCGCAGTAACGGAGAACACTAGGCGGCCTGGCATGTCACTAGCGCCAGGCGTCGCATCTACAGCGGCCTCGATAACTGCGCCACGTACTTGGCTAGTGCCATCAGAACCCTGGAACCAGATTGAACCGAGTAAATCTCCAGACTGAACACTCGTAACACTGCCTACAGAAGTCCCTCTGGTTTTGTTAAAAACAAGATAAGAACCATCAACTGTTGCTTGATTATTTGTTAAGCCGATAGAAGAATCTGCGAATGCCGTTCCTTCAACCTGGAAGCGTGCATAGCCGAGAGATGTGTATAGACGCGCAGTAGACGTGCCCACTAGGAGCCTGCCGGAGCTGTCGATGCGGGCGCGTTCGGTGCCATTTATCGCAAAAGCAAACGGATAGTTGTTATTTGTTCCTATTCCTCCCACGCCAGTAGACAATTGAGCCCAAACTGTCGTATCTACTGTGTCCACAAAAACGGCAGAGCCTGCCACATGAAGTGTCCGCGCAGGGCTAGTGGTGCCAATCCCTACTCGGTTATTGGTGGCATCAACGTAAAGCGTATTGCTGTCGATGTTGACATTGCCGCTGCCATCGATAGTGATTCGGCCCGTGCCACCAGTGCTGATGGCTACTTGGTCTGCGCCGGGGGAATACAGTCCAGAATTTGCGTCCCCACTGAAAAATAATCCTGGCGTGGAAGCTGAGCCCGCGATAATGCCCAGCGCTCCAGTCATCGTGTCGCCAGTCGTGTTTACAAATTCACCAGCCTCACTGCGCCACGCAGCCCCGTCCCAAATCTTAAACACATAAGTGCCGCCACTAGTATCAAGCCATTGCTCGCCAAGGCTATTGCCAGCAGTACCGCCACTTGCAGGACTAACATTCGGAGCCGTTGCACCAACATGCACAGGCCCCACTTTTACTAAATTACCGTTGCTATCTTTGAAGAAAGCTCCAGGGCTTCCACTTGCATAATTAATGGCCAATTGACCATCAACCATAGAAGCAGGATTAGGACGCTTGTTAAGCGTTGATGAACGCAGATGCTGAAGAACACCAGCCATAATTAAAGCCTTTCGGAATTGCAGAAGACTAATTAGTCTTTCGCAATTCTAAAAGGCTTTTCTTTTTAATGATTAGAAAGTGCCTTCATCAATGGTGGCATCAATAGAGCCGGCGGAGAAATTACCACTTGCGTCGCGAGCGACAATTGCACTAGCGGTGTTGGCGCTAGTAGCAGTGGTGGCGCTATTGCTAACCTTGCCGGCAGTGGAAATTGTAGAAAGCTTGGTGTCAGCGATACTACCAGCAAGCATCGTATTGGTAACAGTGCCAGTGTCGCCAGTAGTGATAATTGTGCCAGTGGTGTCTGGTAAAGTAACAATTTTGTCTGAAGTGGCATCAGCGGCAGTAAGCTGAATTTCAAAAGCATTATCAGTGGAACCTTCAAATAGCAATGTGCCAACGCTGCCAATTACCACTTCACCAGTGATTGTGCCGCCAGCTCGTGGCAATGCAGCATTGGCTAAGTCGTAAGCGCTTTTTACTGCAGTGGCAGTGGCAGCAAGCGTAGAGCTAGTAGTACTGGTGGAATCAGTGAGCTGAACAGTGCCACGCACGCTTGTCGTGGCATCAGGAATGGAAATAACCGGCGTAGTCGATCCGCTAACAACAGTGAGTGGAGCATTAACACTCACTGAAAGGACTGTGCCACTTGCAGGTGTCGTCCAGTGAATACCGCCACCAAATGCAGAATTAGCCGTCAATACTTGACCATTAGTACCCACTGCTTGCTTAATAAGAGTGGTGCCACTACCAACGAGAAGATCACCCTTTGTGTATGAATTAAAGCCGGTACCGCCATAACCAATAGCAAGAATACCGCTGGCTACATTATTAACATTTCTGCATTCATTGCTTACCTCTTCAATGGCAGCTTGTACATTGCCAGCGGAAACGCTAGCTGCAGGTGAAAATGAAACCTGTGCGGCACTTTGAGAAAGATAAGTGGAGCTAACATCCACCTCTGTCCAGGCAGTGCCATTGCAAAGCAGAATATCAGGGGGCTGTAGAACAGTGGTGGGAGCCGGCGATGTGCCAGTGCCTCCACTGGCTACAACCACGTAATAACGATTGAACGTAGACGAAGGAGCAGGAAGTGGTTGACCAACGGTTAAGCCAACCGCTGCGCCATCACTGCTAGTGCTAGCAATAACATTCCCGCTTGCATTGTATGTGCCGCCAAAAATAATCTCCCCCACCGAAATGCCAACAGGGTTCCAAACGTTACCATCCCACAGATAGAGGTCTTTCTCCAATGGATTGAAGAAGAATTGTCCAATGAAATCAGCAACTGGTGGAGCTTCGCCAAATTGACTTACGGAATAGTTTGCGAGCTTAGAAGCAAGAATCGAATCATCTGCAATGAAGCCACTTCCGAACGTACCAGTGGTAATTTTCGATGCAGGAAGAGCAGGAATATCGTCCGCAACAAGGCTTACTTCTCCTGCGCTTACGTGTCCCTCCGCATCGACTGTCACTTTGTAATAAGTGCCAGATGCAACGCTATTGGCGTGATTGAAAATGCCACTAACAGTGACAAGGCCCGTACCAGCTTGAGCAACGCCCAGGGCGGCAGTGGTTGCCTTGGGAAGATCACTGGCAGTGATAGCGCGAAATGTAGGAGCAGCATCTGCATTACCACTTGCTGGACCAGCAAAGAAGCGCGTAGCAACTTGCGTGTTTAAGGCAGGAACAATGGATGCGCTAAATGGATCGGGATATGAAGTGGTGAAAGTATAAACAGTGTCGCCAGAAATAACGGTAGTAGCAAGTCCACTTTGACGCTGCCAAGTGCTTCCAGTCCAAGTGTATTCAACGCCTGTATTTGTATTGAGCCATTGCTGGCCAATAAAATCGCCATCCCCTGTCGGCGTCGAACCGGCAACAATGGCAGCAGAATTATCAGCAAGCTTTGCAGACGTAACACCACTGTCTACAATTTTTGCAGAAGTGATAGCAGAGTCGTTAATTTTTGCAGTGGTAACAGCAGAATTGGCAATGGTCACGGCAAAGCCGCCAGTGCCAGTGCCGGTGACATCGCCAGAAAGCGTGATGGTCTGGTCGCCAGTATTTGTTCCAGTGGACGTGCCAGAAAAACTACCATTCTGTATAGCTAATGTGCCAAGGCCAAGTGTTGCACGAATGTCTGAAATAGTGGCATCATCAAGAATGGAACGAGCAGCAGACGTGCAAGCAATTTCTTCTACAGTACCTCCGCTAGCAGACGAGCGACCAAGAATGACATCACTAACGCTTGTAGCTTGAATTTTGCTATAAGAAACTGCTGCATCAGCAATCTTCGCAGTAGTAACTCCACTGTCAATAATTTTTGCAGTGGTTACGGCATTACTAGCAAGTTTGTCTGCCGTGATATTGGCATCGACAATTTTGATGGTGGTAACGCCACTATCAGCAAGCTTTGCCGTAGTAACTGCGCCGTTCGCAATGTCTGCTGTGGCAATAGATCCGGTATCGTAATTGCCGCTCGCCACTGTATTTTGTACGGCCAATGAGCCAAGGCCAAGCGTGGTACGCTGCGCACTCGCATCTGCATCATCAAGAATGGCGCGACCAGCAGCAGTGATCGTGGCAATGGCGTACGTGTCAGAAGCAGTGGTATAAATGAACTGACCAGATGCAGTGGTCAGCCCTGCAATGGAAGCAAGAGCAGGATCATAAGCCTGCACATCAGTGCCAATCGCCAAGCCAAGATTGGTGCGTGCTCCAGATGCAGTGGAAGCTCCCGTACCACCGTCTGCAATGGCAAGATCAGTGATGCCACTAATGACGCCACCATTGATCGTGGCGTAAGTGATGGTGCCACTACTGAGCACCGCCGTGCCGCCAGTGATTGCCACGCCAGAAGCTGCCTGCACTGCCATGGTGCCCAAACCAAGCGTGGCACGCTGTGCCGTGGCGTCGGCATCATCGAGAAGCGCCCTGCCTGCCTCTGTGAGCGTAATGCTTTCTACATTGCCGCTACCAGCAGAGGCACGACCAAGGAGCACGCCACTTGCCACTTGCTGAATCTTGGAAAAAGTGACGGCATTGTCTGCAACAGATGCAGTAAGGACAGAACCACTTGCATAACTTCCAGAAGGAATGGAACTAGCAGTGATGACAGTTCCGGAAAGCTCTCCAGAAGCAAGGCCAAGCTTTGAAATAGTGACAGCGCCAGATGCAAGCTTTGCAGTGGTAACTCCGCTGTCTACAAGATTAATCGTTGCAACTGCATTCGCAGCAAGCTTGGGCTGCGTAATACCACTGGCAACAAGATTAATAGTTGCCACTGCATCAGCAGCAAGCTTTGCCTGGGTGATTCCGCTGTCGACTAATTGAATGGTGCCAACTGAATTGGCAGCCATCTTGATAAGCGTGACGCCGCTAGTAGCCAGATGAACCGTGTCAATGGCGCCAGCGCTTACATTACTGCCCGTGATTCCGCTGGTTTGAATTTTTGCGGAAGTGACAGCTCCATCAAGAATTTTTGTAGTCTCTACTGCATCGCTGGCAAGTTTTGCCGCCGTAACGGCTAAGTTGTTGATTTTGCCAGTGGTAACGCTTAAGTCTTCAAGAAGACTGGTATTAATAGTATTACCAGTGGCAACTATGCCAAGTTCCAATGTGGAACGAGCAGCAGCGGCATTGGCGTCATCAAGAAGCGTGCGAATATAGACAGTGCAATCAATTTCTTCTACATTGCCAGTAGACGCGCTTCGACCAAGAAGCTTATTAGCCCCTACTTGTTGAATCTTGTCATAAGTGAGCGTATTTGTAGCAATAGATGCGCCAGTGAGTTTTGCAACGCTGGCTTGGTTAATCTTTGAAATATCAAGCGTCGAAGCATCTGCAATGTTAAAGCCTGCTTGAATCAGGCTCTTTACTTGCACCTTTTTAGTTTGACTGGCGCTAACGTCTGAAATAGGCAGTGCGTCGTTAGAAGCTACGCCTCCCTGAGGAAGTTCGACGAGTTCCGTAATTCTTTGATCGGCCATCTCTCAAAAAGGCAATGCTAAATACAGTCTAGTCTTAAACGATAATAGCTATTATGAACCGCTCCCATCCCTTTGATCAATCAGTCACTTCCTGCAGTAGGTAATCAAGACTTTGCTCAAGATAGATGGCATCATCATCTTCCTTCAAAATGTACTCTGTTGGCACTCCAATGCGAAGCTTAAACTCTCCAGTGGTAACAAAATCAATGGAGCAAGCCACTAAGGCATCGGACGTTACAGTAACGCCGGCTCTTGTGACAACTGCTTCTATTTCATAAAACACTTCTTCGCGGAACGCAGGTGATCGCTCCACTGATGACAGTGAAAGTAATGCCTTAAATGCACTGCCAATATTTATCCTATTAATAACTTGCAACAGGAACAATGGCGTATCCTGTCCAGGGACGGTGTCGTAATTAAATAGGCATTCGATGCTTCCATTGCCACTGAGCAAGCCTGCTGAATACTGCTGCTTAAATGCGTCAGACAAGCTTGTTGTCTCCATCGCAGCTCTATCAGTATTCACTTCAAACGATGTGACAGAGCCAAGCGTGTTATATTTTGTGTCGCGAATATTAATGGTAACAACAAGTGGTTCGCCGTAAAATTCAGCTAACGCATATTCGTTTGCCCTTTCATTATTAATGGCGTCGTCAAAACTGCCAAAAAGGCGAATGCCGCCTAATTGGTTAATATGAGCATATGCCCGTGCATTGTCCTGCACTTGATAAGGGCTCATTCGATATTCGTCATACCCTTCAGGTGGCAATGAAGCGGAAACGCTCATTTCATCATCTTGCCATCCGGCAAGACCAGCGGAAGCATTATTGGTCCACACCGCTTCGCTGTAGCCATCAACGCCTGGAGCTGGAGTGCTCCAGAAAAGAGCTGGAATAAACAAAAGCCCCCTGGGGTCCTCCGTGCTAATCTCAAGGAAGTCCCCAGTAATTATGTTCCTATCACTATCATCAAAACTGAAGCGATTTAACGTAGTGTTAATATCATCCGGCGAAATAACGGCAGTGAAAGTATTTTCTCCGCCACGCTGAAGCTTAATCGCGCCTGTATGGCCAACAAAGAATGTCATTTCGCCTCAGCATTGATTATTCTATTGTACGAACAATAATTGCGTCCTATCAAGTGGCGCCAGTGAGAGTGACAGTAGTCAAAGGACCGTTGATGGTAAAGTTGAAGGAAACATTGGTCAATTCATCAGTGGACGATGTGATGCTTGCACTATTGATAAAAGCATCGGCCGTAAAGAGCTGGTTTGTCCCCACTTCAAATGTGAGAGTCACTTCATCACTATCAGTGATTGCACCAGTTTTTGCAATCTTCTCAAGAAGATTGGTCACGTCAGTTGTGTCGCCGTTGTAATAAGACAAAGTGGCGCTACCAGTGGCGCTAAATAAACCAGGAGTGAATGTATTGGCAGTATCTCCCAATGCTGTGGTATCCAGCATGTTCACAGAAGTATCCAATGTCCAGTTACGCACCTTTGATACTTCGCTGCCACCAAGACGCAGCTTGCCAGTACGGCCAGTGTAGAAAGGCATTGTCTTAAAGCTTTTGTTTTAATCTTAGCACTTTTGGAAGTGACTAATCAATGCGATAAAGCGACGGGTCAAAACGCACAATTTTTGATTTCGTTTGCCCTCCTTGTTCTTCACATGGATGCTCAATGGCTCTCACTGTAATCTCACCCTCTTCTTCCATTGTCACTTCTGTCACGCGGAAAACACGCTTTGTTGTCACTGCATTGCCTAAAACAAATAGCCATCCCTCGTAAGGGGCAAGCGATGCTGATTGGCTATCTGTCACTGACACTGAAAGTTTGACAATTCCTTCATTGGGACTGCCGCTGTATAAAAGCGCTGTGTAAGAGCCGTTAATTGGATCTTCTGCTAATGGAGTGTTGAGCTTGCCATTTGCTTCGACAATGCCACTGCGAAAATCGTCCCATTGGTTCTGATCAGTTTGAACATAGACGTAGCTACCAGGTTCAATAGGGCTTTCAGTGGGAAATGTTTTGAATTCCACGGCTCGTCTCGAAAGTCTACGCTGCTGACAAAGTAGCATTCCATAATGCAATGCCTGCACTCTTCTCGTTACAAAATCCGACAAGTTAAACGTCTGGCGAACGCTATTACTTTCTGAGGCATCAGCCAGCATTATGGTCAAGCTTGTATTACCTGGGAACACATTATCGTTTTCTGTATTGCGATAGACAATGGTCGCAATCAAATCTTGCGTATTGTCGCCATAATCAAGGAACTCTTCTTTGTAACTATCCTCAAGAATGTTTCCTTGATTAAACAATGCGGAAATGGAGATGTTTCTTGTGACATTGCCAAAAGTGTCATAAGGCACGGCTGGCACTAGCGTTTCTTTTCCGCCAATTCGCGCAAATTCAAGAAGAGAAAATGGTGCAACAGTGCTCCAGAATTCTCGCCATGATTGTGGCTCAGCAATTACGCCGTCCATGTAGTAGCCATTTGCTCGACAGAATTTCTGCGCCAGTCCAAGACGAGCAGTGTCTATGCCATTGACATTGGCATAGGCGCCAATTCCATTTTTCTCGTCAAGAATGGTATCGAGAAAAATCTCAGGAGCATAGCTTGTTGATGAAACAAGACTAGATGAATAGCTTCCACCATCCGAAAGCTTCCGAACCTTTTTGCCTTTTGTCACCCATGCGCTAAGAGAGCGCAAATCCTGCACGCCTTGTCCGCTGTAGATATTCAGACCAAGCAAAACAAGATCTTGGTAAAGATTTGGCGAGAAGCTTTCGAGCTGCTGCTCAGTGACTGCCACCAAAGAATTCTCAGGGCCACTATCAAAGGAGAAAGAAATTTGCGTGTCAGAACGCAACGAGAATAGCCCCCATTCATCAACAAATTTTGGCGTGCGATTTAATCGAGGTCGCAGGCGAACCGTTTGACGAATTTTGCCGCGAAAAACCAGTTGATGCCCGCCATCAAGACTCACGCTATTTTGTTCATCGTTCAATCCATAGCCAAACGTGCGGAGATAAAGCATATTAATTTGCTGCGCATCATTATGAGTGCGCAGCTCTGCAGGGAGATCAACAATGGGCTCAAATTTAAACTGCCATTTTTCTTTTGATGCAGCAATAAAGCGAAGGTGAGTGTAGATGTCCACTTCCTTGCCATTACGAATGGCTAATACAAATTTTGCTCTTGTGTATCGTGTGTCAGTTGGCTTTTTGTAAAGCATCCAAAACATGGACGTACGATTACGCACGCCATTATCACTGTCTTTATGCCCCTGCATATCAGTCTCGGCATATACGCTTTGCCGTCCTTGAATGCGTTGAAAGATTTTGCTCTTAAAGCAAAAATTGACAATATCACACTTAGTAGTAGCCTCGTAGCTGATCTCGTCAATCTTGGCAATACATTTAGTGTTGAAATAGTCGTTCCAGTTATCTGGATTCTTTAATTCAGCTTCTGTTTCTCGCAATTCTCTAGCAGCTTCGTCATATCGACGCTGCCAATCTTGTTGAGCGGCACCTTCAGCTACAGTATCACGTTGATTTCTTACAAGTTCGTCAATGGCGCGCCTAATTTGACGACGCTCCTTGCGCATGGCGCGAAGCTCGTCTCTTAAATTTGTGTTCGGTGCATCAACAAACAATCCCTCTAGGATTGCTTTAGGCATAAGCCTGCGAACAAGATTATTAATTTGCTTGCGCTTTTCGTTTCTATCAATAATTGCCTGTCTTTTTTCGGCCTTTGCGGTTCGCAATCTATCTTTCTGCGCGTCAGTTCTATCGGCAGGTCGAATTTCAAGAATATTATTAATAATGTCTTGTAAATTTTCCTTGTGCTCACTTAATGTTTTGAATTCTTCTTCTAATGTATTTATGTCTCTATTTGCTTCTTGAAAAGCTCCAGTTTCATCCAAAAGATCCCTGAAATCCTTGGAAGATATGTCGCCTTTTCTAATAGCAGAAGCTCTTAAGATGTTTTCATCTAATTGCTCCAGCCTTGTACTGTATTGATCAATTTGAGCGGCAGCAGCACCACTAATTTTATTTCCAAACGCCACGCCATACTCTGAATTTAATTGCGCAATAAGCGCCTCTAATTCTTTCTTGCGCGCTCGAAGTTCTTCGCCATTTTGTTGATAATTAAGCGTGCCGTAATCTTCTTCGCATAGCACGCCAGGTTCTACGCATTTAAAAGTGAATCGCCCCTCTACGTCGCTTCCGTTGTTGATATTGCTAGAAATCATCTTCAGCTTGGCTGCGCCAAGCTTATACAGGCTAGAGGAATCAAAAACAGTAATGTATGAACTGCGTAAATCAACTGCAGCTCTTTCTACGTCTTCGCCAACGCTCTTTCCATCGTCTTCTCTAAAGATGATGGTAAGCTCGCTGTTAGCAGGCAGGGCAGGGCGAACGCCTACTGCAGGCCATGTGTCTGGCCAAAAGCTTCCTCTGCCAGTTAAATTTACGCCAAGTTGGTCGCGCTCTTCTTCACCATTGTCATTTCGATCCTCCACTTGCACTCTGATTGGTACAACGTCATATACGCCCAATGAAGTGGCAGTGGTAGGAGAGAATGCTTGGCTAAAGCCTTCTGGCCTTTGCAGTCCAGATGTGTTGGTTTTATACACTGCATCAGTAGGAGTGATGCCTTCACGCGATGGATCGTCTGCATTAAGAGGCTCTGGATACCTATTGTGAATGAACGCGAGACGTCCGCCATCTGGCTGCGCATAAAGCCAGAAGCGTTGAGCGGGAATGTCCCTTAATGGCGTTTGACCAAAAGCCGTGCGACCATAGCCAAATTCTTCAATGGGACCAGCGCCTACCACTGCAAGCATTTGCATGAACTGGCGAGAGCCAAGACTATGCACGGCAGACCATACCAGCGAAGTATTAACCCTTACGCCGCCAGCAGGATTTTCGGAATTGTTTGTATAGACAAGATTAACTGGGTCTCCATAACGCGCCACTTCTTGAAAAGAATTGAAGCCATAGCGAGGCGCAAAGAAAAGATTGCGGCTGCGTCGCCCCATCGTTGCACTAGGGGCCTCTGGCTTGGGAGCAAGCAACGCTGCACCAACTTGCGCCAATGTTCCAACGATGGTAAGAATAAGCGCAACAGTTCCAGGGTCTATGCCATTTCTTACGTCAAGAATAGTTCCTTCCTTATTGTCACGGTAATTTAACCGTGCCAGATAGAACTGCCAGTATTCTTCTTCGGAAATCTGAAGAGCATCAATTAGAGCGCGTTCGTAAGGAAGGAGGCGTCTCATTATTTAATATCAGGCAGCATTTTGAACAGCTTCAGCGATGGAAAAGATGACGACCAGAATGATCGCCCTCCCCGGGAAACTGTAAGTATTCCCCCATCATAAGCCACGCCAACTGCCATCTCGCCTCCCGGCTTTGGCAGAATAATGGCCACATTACCATCTTCTCTTTCTTTTGTCCTTTTGCCATTGTTAAATAGCCATCGGACAATTCTCTTCATTGGTAAATTGCCGGAATCATATTGGTCATATGCCCATCGAAAATCCTCTTCATAATCATGAAGACCAAGGCGACGCCTTGCTTCGCAAACAAGCATAAAGCAATCAGTTTTTCCTTCGCCTTCAGAAAAACGAGCCCTTCGTTCGTACGCAAGGCCAATTAAATCATTAATCATCGCAGGCTAATTTCTGCATTCAATGGCAAGAAGCCAACATTCTTAGACGAAAATGTTTGCCTTGGAAACGATGCACCCACGCTGTCCATTGCGCTCCTAAAGCGCAGTTCTACAGTGGTATCGTCAAAGGAAGCGCCAACGCCCACATAAAATTCTTCGTACTCAGCAGTCTTCGTGTAGCTGTTGTAGTCGGCGATGGAACCAGTTGTTGCCATCCACACTGTTTTTAAGGAGAGCTTGCTAAGACGATTGCCTTCTCCGTTTTCAACGAGCGCAATGGTAAAAGCGCTATGCGGAAACAGTACGCGCAACAAACTATTTTCTCCATTCAAGGAGGACAATGCTCCTTCTACGCGGAATGGAGCATGCCTATACGCTGGAGATGCACTGCCTGGAATGGCCACTGCAGAAGTGCCAGTATTGAAGAAGTAGTTTTGATAGTAGTGCGACTGTTTGTTAGCGGTTTCGATGAAAAGGAAATGAGCAATGTGAATAGAAGTTTCCATTATCAAGCGCCAGAATAGTCAAGCTCGCCAATCAGCCTCACTGTAACAGTGCTTCGTCCATTGAACACGCTTTCCACTTGAGGAGGTTCAGCATATTCCCAGAGAATATTTGCGGGAGTCTGCACAACGCCTTTTAGCGTTGAGCTCATGCCAGAAAATACTGCGTCAGGAAGAGCGAAACGGACGTAGCTGCCAAATTGGCCATAGTAATGATCGAGGATGGCTTTTGTATTGGCGTCGGAAATATTTTCAAACTGAAGATCAATGGCATGACCAAATGACCGATTGCCAAACACTCTTTTAACAGTGGCTCCCGAAAGCCCGCGATAAACTTTCGTGGGAAATTGCCCTGGAGAATACGATCGTCCAGTTGGTCTAATGGAAGGAAATATTGCCATTAGCGGATACCAATACTAGAGCGAGTGGAGGGGCTTTGCTTAATCTTATCGAGCGTCATTGACATGCCTCGTTGAGCACCGCCTGCAATGGAAGCGCGACGAGTTTCTGCCATTGCCTGCTCTAATTGTTCTCTGCTAACGTATTCTACGCCATTAATCTTAGTCGTTTCAAACTTCATGCTCAGAGAAGGCGCTTGAGGCATACCTGGGGCGCCATTGCCCATGAGGTCACGGGCAGAACGTCCACCAAGCTGCACGGGAATGGAACGACCATCTGGGAGGGGGACAATGGCTTCGTTGTACTTGCCTTCGCCTACAAGGCCAAGCGTAGGACCACTGACGACGCCACCGTTGGCAAACGCCCGGAAGCCGCCGGGCACAATGCCGCCATTAGCGTAGCCTGTTGTTACGGCACCGAATGTACCAGCGCTAGCGCCAAGTGCAGCGCCTCCTCCTTCCATGTATTTACTTGCCCCAGGGAGAATGTCAGAGATCCCTCCTCCGCTACCTGCTGGATTTCCACCGCCTCCGCCAAGGCCCGCAAACATTTTTGCAATACCAATGGCAATGTAAGTGGCAATCATCTGCGAAGCCGCTTGAGACAAAGCTTGACCCACGCTTTGCAAGAAGCTTGCAAATACTTCTTTAGCAGTGGCAGTGCCGGAAACGAGGCTTGCTACGCCAGTAGTTAAAGCTTCGCCAAAAGCATTGCCAATGCCATAGATGGACTGCTTGATAGCCTCATTTCTGCTCTCAAGAAGAGTGAGTTGATTCTGTAATTCGGCGAAACGCGACGCCTCATCTTGTGTGGCCCCACGACCAATCGCCTCCTCAAACCTATCGCTAGCAGGACCAATAAAACCAGCAGAAAGTCCCATGCCTCCCAGAGGAGTGGCGCGAGTGATTTCACCACGCAAAGTAGCTTCTGCACTTGATTGCTCAAGCTTCAGTCTTTCTCTTAGCAGTGGGATGTAAGCTTCAAGCCCCTGAGTGAGCTGCTTAATTTTTTCCACTTGAGAAGCATTTAGCTTATCTGCTTCTTCTTGCTTGATAATTCCATCTTTTACTAGTTTGTTATTTTGCTCAATTTGAGCATTGGCCATTTGCACGCCAAGAGCAGCTTTTTCTCTGGCTTCGCTAATCTTCTGTTCAGTCTCAAGAGCATCTCCAAACGCCCCGGACGAGATTAAACTAATGCGATTTTGTAAGAGAGTATTTTCAAGCTTTTGCTGTTCCACTGGAACAATGGAGGCAGTGTATTCTCGAATGAGAACATTAAGCTCTTGTTGCGCCTGAATATTTGCATATTTAGTGGCAAGATTTTCTTTTTCTTTCGCATTAATTGCTTCTTGACTTGCAAGCGCCGAAGCATAATCCTTCTTCGCTTCTGCTCTTATTCTTGAAGCAGGCACTCCAGCAGGCGCTGCACCAGCCGCTCCAGAGCGCGAGCTGGGATCGAGGTGCATTAATTGCGTGCCACGAGGCAGATTCCCGGAAACACCAGCGGCGCCACCGAGATTGCTCACTCCTGACAAGCCAACTGGCACTCGCGTCCCTTGCGGAACAAACACATCAATAGCCCCAACTCCACTCGCGTACGATTTATGCGAAGCAATGCCACGACGCACTAACTGCTCCACTTGAGCTTGCTGCATTCCAGCAGTGAATTTTTGCCCGCTACCCAACTCAGGCTTAACACCTTGCTGCAGAAGCTTCATTACCACTTCAACAGTGTCTTGAACTAATGCCTCTCGGTTCATGTTTTGAAAATGACCATGAACCCAGCCAGGAGCGTTGAACACTCTCCCGGTAGCGCCGAACATGGCAGCACCCCCGCCAGCGCCGGAATCTTCCGCCACATAAGCGCTCGTAGCTGCCTTCATTTCAGCTTTAGCGGTATCAACTTGCGCTTTGCGAATTGTCTCAATTCTGCGAATTTCAATAGCCTGAAGATCGCGTTGGAATTTCAATTCTCTGCTCATCCATTCGTTTTGTCCTGCCTCAAGAAAATCGTATTTCGCCTGCTGCAAGTTTTTCCAATGCTCAAATTCCATATCGCTCAAGTTAATTGCTTGATCAAAGCTAATATTCATTAAATCAGCTTCGTACTTACGCTTATCATCAGCAAGTCTACGGGCTTCTTCTGCGGCTTTTGCTAGCGCTTTTTCATTCCCTTTCTCTTCACCTCCTCCGGCGGGAATAGGAGGAAGCGATACTGTCTGCTGCGCTTGTTTTTCTTCATAGGAAAGTAGCTCTTGTCTATATTTTCCCTCCGCTGCTAGTCCTTGTAATTTCTGAAATGCTCCCGTCACTCGCGTTGGCTGCACCTGTAAAGAGCCTCTGACATTTGAAACAATCACTCCAGCATCTTGCAATGCCTTCGCTTGCTGAGATGTCACTTCAATCCAAGCCTTTCCCTTAAGCTTCCCTTGCTCTATCTCTTCATTTAATCCTTTTAAACTTTGCGCTCCCGCCTCGTATTGTCTAGTGGCCTGCTGGGCTTCTGTTTGCGACATCGAGCGAATAGCTTGCGCGGCTCCCATGGCCTTTGCTTTCGTGTCGGCCATTGACGCATTTAAAGAAATAATTTTCTCTATCAACATGCCAATGCCAAGCAAAACAGAGCCGATAACGGTGCCGGCAAAAGCTGCCTTCATTGCAGTTCCAACTGTTCTAATTTGAGTTGCCGTAACGCCAGCAGTTTTCCCTGTAGTTACCATCGCTAACTGCAATGCCTTGTTGGCGGTAACACCTTGAGCAGTTGCCGCTGTATAAGTAACAAACACTGGAATGGCGCGCACAAAACTAGCAATCAAGGGAACAAGGGCTCTTAAATTTAGAACCTGAATTGCCAGCGTCAACGGGAGCACAGCAGCATATACACGCGCGAGGTAACCAACGAATGGATTGCCCGCAATTTGCAATAACACCTTGCCCACTTCTAGCCCGGCCCGAGCAAATTGACCAAATTGCTCAATCAAAGCTTTTACGTTTTGGCCAAGGCCTTCAAATGTCGGCTTAAGACGTTCAAGTTCTTGGGCTATTCCAAAGCCGCCGCTCGTTTTTGTTGCTGCTCCAGTAAAGAAAGCATTAAATCCATCGGAAATTTGCCTAATTCCATCAGTTAATGGCACAACGACAGTATTCAAAAATCCCACGGCAACAGGCTCAAAGCTCTCATATAAGAGGATCATTGAATTTTGCATGCGATTAATAATGCCTTGAAAAGTCAAAGCTGCGCCTTCGGCTCCAGAGCCGAATTCCTGCCTCATTACAATGCCAACATTTTTAAGCAATGCGACCATCGCCTCGCCTTTGTATCTGCCAGCTTCTAACTCCGCAGAAAAGTCTTGAATAGCTTTTGACCCTTCAAATCCAGCGGCCTTTGCAAAAATTGCCATAGCGCCAGGTAGTACATCGCCTAACTGTCCTTTCAGCTCTTCGCTCATCACTTGTCCTTTGCTTGCCATTTGAGCAAAGGCATAATTTACGCGATCCACTTTGTCTGCGCTCATGCCAAATGTGGCAGCAGCTTGCGTAATGCCAGTGAATAAATTCCTGATTTCATCTCCGCTAAAGCCAGCAGGAGCCATAGAAGCATAAAGCTTCGTAAAGCCATCTCGTGCCGACTGCAGCGGCACATTATATTTCTCAACCAAATCAAGAATTAAACGATTAGAAGATGCCGCTTCTTCTGCGGTTGGAGAAATGGCACCAAGAGTATTGCGGAAGTTTTGAAGCTGACTTACCGCCGCTCCAACTTGTGTCGGAAAATTCTGAATAAAGGCAAGCATTTTATATGCTTGACCAAAGAGCAATACTTGCTGCGTAGCAAAAGCAAATTCTTGACCAAGTTCACGAATGGCTCCTGCGCCAGGAAGATTAACGCCTCCCAATGCACGACCAAAGCCGCCCATTCCTCCCATCCCTCGCATGCCTCCACCGCCGCCCACAGGAGGCACTGCTCCTCCCTCGCCAGCAACGGGTGACGGCACAATTGCACCGGGCTGTGCATAGGGAATAATTGCGCTGGTTGGCCTTGCACTCCTATACGCATAGCTATAAGGAGACGGAGGGCGACCAGCCCCTCCTCCCATTACATCCATCCCACGCAACGCAGAACGTGCATAAGCTTCTGCTGTACGCCGCGCCATCATTTGCTCGCGTGATTCACCGCCAATTGCTCCTGTGGAATAAGTACTAGGAGCGCGGCCAACAGCAGAAGGAAGCAAGCCAGCAATGCGAGCAGCAGGAAGAGCTGCTTGCATTGAAGCGCCAATGCCAATTTTTACAGTTCTCACTTCTCGTCGAACTGCATCAACAAAAGCATATGCAGCTTTTTGCAGAATTTGCTGTAATTCAATGCCAAGATTGGTAGGAAGATATTTTTGAGCGCCAAAAGCAGTGCCAGGCAGAGCTTGAGGAATAGCGCCAGGAGGCAACGCCCTGCCTGTTCCAGAAGGTCCAATGGGGATGCTTTGACGAGGCGGTACAGTCGCGGGGAAATTAACGCTAGGCAATGCTCTTGACTGTGCAACTTGCCTGTTAATTGCTGCAGCACTCATGCCTCCCATCATGAGCGCCATGCGAGCGAGACGGTCTAACATCCGTCGCATTTGATTAGTAGCAGACTTTTCTGCCAGCTCTAAGGCCTTTAATAAGCCAAGCTCAAAACCTTTACCCGCATCATCGCCAATATCAAACATCTCCCTTGAAGGGGATTGAATCTTGAGAGTTTTTCTGAGGCCGCTAAGCAATGCGCCTCCATATTCGCCTGCTGCCTTGAATAACGCGCTCTTCTTGTTTTCAAGGGCGGCAATAAAGCCAGCGCTTGCATCTTCCGCAGCCTTATTTAAGGCTTGCGCCATTTTTGTTTTGTTGTTAATAATTCCTTCATCAAATGCCAGTAACGCATCTTCGCCAGCGGCTTTGTAAATGCTCTGAAGGACGCTCTTGTCTAAGTCTTTTAGCTCTTGCAAGAAAGTGCGAGAAGGCCCAGTAGTAGCGCCTTGCGCAGCAGCGGTGGCAGTTTCAAGCTCAGCTTTAACTTTTACAGTGATGTCCTTGAATTTTTCACTGACAGCAGTCTTGAATGCTGTCACATCTGACTTTTGAATTGATGGGGTTGTGCCAACTTTTGCTCGCAGCGGATCTCTTTGATTTAAATTTTTCTGCAGAGCTTTCAGCGGATCCGCGAGTCCGGGCAATGCAAGCTTTGTAACAATAGGAATTCCGCCTGCTACATAGCTTTTCTTCACTTGATCGTCGACTTTTTTCGCTACATCGCGAATAAAGTCGTAAACATTTACGGGTTCATTAAGATGAGTATCAATAGCAACAGAAGGAAGTTTATCCTTGATGCTTTTACGCAGATCGGCAATATTGCTGGCAATTTTAATATCTAAGGAAATATCTTGCTTGCCAAATTCTTCAAGGTTTTTCTTAAGGTTTGCGGCCTTAATAACAAGAGAGTCAAGCGTGGTACTTTCAACTTTTAGCCGAATAGTCTTACTTTCTAAAGTTTTGGCAAGTAAATTGTATTGTTTTACTACGTCATCTTTGTCAATTTCGGCGCTGATATCAATGCCTTGTCCAGCGAGCTGCGTGCCAATCGTGCTTAATTGCTGCCTAAGAAACGCCAGATCAAGACTTACCTTCAGCTTTAGTTCGGCGTCTTGAGCTGCCATTTTAATTTTCGCTTACTTTCCCTTCATTCTATAATCATTGCTCTTGATTGCGCCCAGCAAAAGCCTTCATTTCATCAGCAAGCAATGCAATAACGCGCCCGTCCATTCTTCTTGTCTTCATCAGACGCTGTAGAACAATCAAGCTTGCATCTGTCACGCCATCTTCTTTCTTAAGCTGCTTAGTATCAAACGGCAAGAAATCCTCAGGCTTTACTTTGCTCTTTCTTCCCGCCATCATCCCTGCTGCCATAGTGCCAAGCTTGGCCACGGCAACACTTGCGACATTGTATTTTGCAATGTCATGACGGTCAAGATATTTCAGTGCACGCTTAACGTCATCAAGCTTCTGGAGGCCAAAATTTTTGGCGCTCCATCGCTCGTCTTTGAAATCAGAAGCTGAGAGCCTGAAATAGATTTCGTTCCAATCTGTCAGGCTCTTAAGCTGCTTCCTTGCTTGTGCTTCAAGCCTTTCTGCTACTGAGGAGAATTCCTCTTCACTGCTTTTTTTGCTTCTACAGCCTCCTGCGTCTCAGCGTTTTGCTCTTCAGCAATAAATTCAACCACTTTTGCAATGGCTTTACGAGGAAGATTTTTGGTGTCTTCAATCTCCCAGTCGCCAAGATCCTGCCACTCGCCATCAATAAGGCCCTGTCCACGAGAACGAATGAAAGCAGTGACCATGCGAGCATTAGTGGCTTCCACTGACGATCCACTGGTGATCATGCTCAGCGTCTCCTCTGTGAACTCAGAAAGCAGCTCGGCCTCTGAAATAGAGCCACCGCCCTGCAACAGCGCAAAGGCCTCATCTAGAGGAATCTCACGCGAGGCAGCAATGCGCTTTGCAAGCTGAACGGCACGAATGGTAGCTTGGCTTTGCAGTTTGCTGATCTCCTCCTGTTCAATGGATTCAGCAACAAGCCAACTGCCATATTTCTTCAGACGGATTTCGGGCAGCAGCTCGAAATAGCCTTCAGTCTTGGTTTGAACTAGGAAGCTGTATTTGCTCATGATCGAGAATGTTTAACAATGCGTTGTACACCTTCACTCGCTCATGAGAAGAGCGGAATTCTGGTGGCACTTCAATCAGCATTGAATGATTTTCGTTGCTTATTCTAATGGTCGTTTCCCTGCAAGAAACAAGACAAAGGATGCCCACTTCTAAAGCAGCGCCATCAATTAAGCAATTAATGGCATGCACTGTATTGTCAGCGCTCCATAAATAGTCGATTTTCATCGTCCCATCGCAGAACGAATGCGTTGTAAAAGCTGCTGCTTAATGGCGCTTTGCTCAAACCGGCTTGGAATGGCAACATCTTGAGTCCATGGTCTAGCAAATGGCACGTTCGTTCCTCTCAATGCGTCGTGTACGTATCGAGCATAAGGCTGACCACTGCTATTGGTGGCGTCCCAATTCCAAGTGGCCTCAGCGCCAGATGAAGACAAAGACACGTCAAAGCTGTCTCTTCCACTCTTGTAAAGATCGCCAAGATCATAAATATCACGAACGCCTGCATTGACAAAGTCTCCATTCTTCCTCTTCGTATCTCTGCCGTAATCCCATTTTTCCTCAAAGAATTGATCGCGAAAATGATCATTCACATCAAAGCGCGTCCAAGTTTCAAAAGCTTTTGCAAGCTTATTGACGAGGTGTTCAGGATTAACAAAACTACCGCCAGTGATAATTGCCGACATTAGCCTGCTGGATACAATTGTTTAACAATGCGATCGGGAATGATAAATTTGCATTGCTCGTAGGCAATATCATCGCCAGGGAAATATGACGGAGTGCAATCAGGAAATCTCCTGACCATTCTTTCCATCGCTTCATTTAACGTGGCGCTGCTCGGCGTGAATTGAGCAAGCCTCACTTCCCACAATTGATTAACTTGCACCATTCCTACCATGGCGCGAGGCAGTCGATTGGGAAATTCCCGCATGGTCACTTCTAGCCCTTTCACTTTCCATTCCTTTGGCACGCTTTGCCTGCCCACTACATACACAGCAGGAAGCGTTGAATTATTTGGCAATGTATAAGTGCCAATAAGATTAGGCGATGCAGAAAGCAGCTCAGTAACTGTCTCGCGCAGTTGTGAAATGTTCATTAAAAAGCCTGTTCCCGTAGGAACAGGCTAGCGAAGATTCAATAAAAGAATCAGGAATTAGGAGCGGTGGGGATGATGCTGCCAGTTTCGGAAGCATTCTGGTGAATACCAATGCGGCCACGGCTGGTCAGATCAAATGTCACTTCCACGAGGTTATCAGCAGGATAGCTCTCGTTGTAGTTCATCACGCAAGCAACAAATGCCACGCGGTCGTAATAGTAAGTGTTGCCCGAAGCGCCAAGCTGCTTGTTGATTTCCACATACACTTCGTGGTTCTTGTCGTAACGGCTAGCGCTTACCACTTGGAAAGCTTCATCAAAGCTGTTCGGCAGGAACACGGTGCCGTCAACATCCTTCTGGAAGTAGGAAGTGATGGAAGCAGTGGCTTGGCTGGTAACGATCACGCTATCAGCGAAGCCACCGCCACCCAGCAGGTAGAATTCTTGGTTGCCATCGTTAAAGGCAACAGAAGCAGTAGTGGCTGCCTGCAGCGTGTAGAGAGTGGGAGCGCCGCTAACAGTGAAAGTAGCGCCAGATTGAGTGATGACAGGACGAGAAGTGCCGCCAATAGAGCCCACGCGGACAATCACGTCCTGGCTCTTCACTAGCTCGGTGGGATGGTAGAGCATGAGAAATTCCTCAATGAAAGAAGAGGGTTAAGCGTTGTCCACGCTTCCTTTGCCAATCAGTCTAAAAATTCCCCTGATTGGTGTGCCTAAGAACTGCCAATAGTGAATAGCAATTTGTTCATTCGGCAATAGCTCAAACCTTCCTTCCCTTCCATTGATGGTAGCCCTAGCACTATCGCCAACGGTTATGCCAGACAAAGTAAGAGGACTGGTCATCCTGCCTTCCATGTAGACGGCAGTCAGATCAGCCCCCAATAGTTGGTCGTACCGTGGATTTTGCTTTTGCTTGAGTGTGGCGTAAAACGTCACGCCAGAAGAAACTGGCACATAGTTGCCAGTTTCACTATCGAGAGCGTAGCCCGAAGCCACATTAAACACCAAAGTGGCATTTGCAAGTGGCTCCAGAAAATTGCTCACACCACAAACCCAACAGAAGAAAGAGGAAGATTATTGGTCATTCGTTTAAACTCCTGACCGTATTGAGTGGCATCAAGCCCCTCACCATATACCTTGCCATCAGTGGCACCAATTTGAATGCCCATTTGAGCAAGTTGAATGGCAATGATATGGGCAGCAAGGAATTTGACTGCCCTATCAGTTTGATCCCCAAACACATCACTAGAAGCATCGTAAGAAGCTTCTGCAATGGCACCATTAACAATGCCAGAAGGATGTGGGCTAAATTCAGGGAAGCGCTCAAGAAAGCTTGCGTAGGTAACTGCCATAATCAGGCTTTCCCAATACGAATTGCTTCAACGCGCTTTGCAATGGCATTCCTTACGCGAATGCGCCCTTCAATCTTCTTCCAGTCTGCCAGACGATCTGGATCATGGATGAGTTCAATGGCGCGAATGGCTTGCGTAAGGGGAAGTTCGCTAAGGCTTTGAACATTCTCAGGCAGGTCTTCTACCATCACTTGTTCTTTCATTTCTTCAATGGCACCAATAGCAAGAAGCTTTTTAACAGTGCCGTTCTCCTTCGCTTCCTTCCACTTTTCGTCAGGAATTTCCTGATTAAGACCAGGCGTCAGTTGAATGAGCCCGCTCTTGGTGATAATGCCAAACCCTGCATCACGAGGGGGATTTTCAAGTTCGGGACGATAAGCAATCAGCATTGTTCAAGAAAAACAATTGCTAATAGCTTAACGCCCCTCTTCTTGATTAACTATCCTCAGGCAGATGCCTGCACGTAGATCATGCTCTTGGGATAGTAAAGAGCAACGCCACCCACGCGGGCGTGAGCAGGAACGATGAATTCCAGGCCACGCTGTTGGGGCGGGAACAGCTCAAGAGGCTGAGGAATGTGCAGTTGCACCTTCTCAGGATCACGCTTGTACACAACCATACGGTCAGTGTTCAGCGGGCTGTTGTCAGCTTCCAACTGGTTGATGGGCTCAACGTTGCGGATGTAGGGGTTGGTACGCAGGAAGTACTCAAGCACGGTCACGTCCGAAGAATCGGAGTTACGAGTGGTGCTGATCTTGTTGTAATCCGCGTAGGACAGCAGAATGGTGTCGGGCTGCTCCTTCATCTTCGAGCCGTTGATGATGGCAGTCACGCCATAGTTCAGCAGCTCCAGCATTTCCTGGGCAGTGGTGCCGGCAGTGGTGAACCACTTGTCAGCAGCAACAACGTCCACAGTGGAGTTGTTGAAGAAACCAGCGAGACCCACAGAGCTTTCGCCGAAGAAAGCCAGGCTCTCCACTTTCTCTTCATAGGCACGACGCACGGCAGCAGCACGACGCTGCTCCAGAGCGATGTTGGCCATTTGAGCAGCACGCAGTTCTTGCACGGTGTAGCCAAAGCTGCCACCGAATGAACGGATGTTGATGCTCTTCTCCACTTGGCTGATGTCGGCACGGGGCAGATCATCAGCAGCGTCCGCAATCAGCTTGAACTCACCAGTGGAGTCCATGATGCGATAGGTGAAGGTCTGGGCGCCAGGACCAGCTTCAGCAGTAACGGGCAGCACAGTGGGATATTTAATATCCGCATACTGCACTTCAAAGACTTGGGGGCGAATGTACTCAAGCTGACGCTCAAGGAACAGGCCCGCATCATCCATACGGAATTCAGACATTTTTAAGAGCCTCCTATCAAGAATCAGCAGAGAGGGTGAAGCTCGGACCGTTCAGCTCCAGAACAGCGAGACCGCTGCCAGTCGTGGAGGTAAGGAAACGAGCGTTAGCGAGGCGAACAGTTTTGCCCGATGCAAAAGCATGGGAGAACTGACCAACCTTGCCAGTGCCGCTAGCGGAATACAGCACGCGCACGGGAGATGCGGGAGTAACAGCGCCAGTCACATAAACAGCAACTGCACCTTCATTGGCCACGTTCATGGCTTGCTGGTTCTTCACGCCAGGCCGGCTATTTGCATCCAGAGCGGTTTCATCAACATAGGTGAGGACGTTAACGCCCAGCACAGTGTCAGAAGCGCCAGAGATGGTAGTAGCAGAATTAGCAACGGTACCAGCAGTGTTGTAAACGACAAGATTGCCGAAAGGAATAACAGCGCCGGTCTCGTTAAGCCGAGTGGTGATAGTGTTGTCGCGGATGTCAGACAGTTGACCTTCCAGCAGTGCATTGTGCTGCAGGCTATAAGCCTGTTGCACGCCGCCAGCGGAGGCAGTGCCCGAAGCAGAGAAAGTTACGGCCATAATTACTTAGCCTCCTTGGAGATGGAAAGGGGCTTCTTCCAAGCATTCTGCAGCATGTCCATATAGGACGAAGGTGCAGACTTCGGAGAAGCAATGGAAGCTACGGCTTTGCGCAGCTCGTCAGTGGTGGCAGAATCTTTGCGACCCTCAGAAAGGGTGTCAAACATTGCCTGTACGTAGTCGTCGCTCTTCTCAGAAAGATCAAGCTCATCGCCACGCACTGCTTTGATGGAATCAACCATCACTTCACGGGCAGTTTTGCCAGCGAAAGCATAAGCAGCATCAAGAACAGGCTTAGCCTTCTCGATGAGAGCCACACGCTCTTCCACCATGGAATCAAGGTTGATCTCCTTGGCGGCAGCCAGTTCAGCAGTCAGTTCTTCAACTTGTTCTGCCAGAGCATCAGCACGACCCTCAGCGGAATCGCACTTGCCCTTCATTTCCTTTTCCATGGCGTCCATTTCTTCCTTCATTTTGGAAGCTTCGGCCACCATACCATCGTACTTCTTCTTCATGTCCTCATAGGACATACGGCCATCTTCCCGTTCTTTGGTGATCGCAAGAGCAACGCTCTCGCTCACCTCAAACTCGGCGCCGTCGAATACGACTTTTGCAGTCATAAGACGTTCCTCGGTGTTTTGAATTAAAGATGGATCGGCGGCATCTTGACGATCAAGATGGAGCTTCACCTGTGGGCCAGCACGGCCCCGTCGAACAACGGCGATGTGATTTCCAACGATTTCCTTTTGGATGCCGTCGTAATGCTCACCGCTATCGGTAACGCCTGGCGTTGGATCATAATTAACCCTGTAGCCAGCGCTAACTTCACGAGCATCGCCGCGCATAATACGATCAATGGCATCTTGGTCCGTGATTGTCATCACAGCCTTGACAAAACCATTGTCATACACCACTTCAGTGCCGCTAAATCCTACTTGGTAGTCTTTAGTATTGTCAGCATCTAGAAGAACGGGCGGATGTTCGGCGGTTACGGCCTTGCCAGCAAAAGAGGCTAGGCTCGCGGGAGAGGCCACTTCTTCTTCAGGCCTGTATTCACGACGCACTGAGCCATCAGCATCTGTGTAGAGCTGAATGCCAGTGCGAGCAATCGAGGCCCAAGCCCGAAGGTAACCTTCGGGCGTCACCTCATATTTCTCAATGGGCGAGAAATCGTAGCGACAAGATGCGGTGCTCATATACTCACTTTACTAATAAACTTAGTTTATTATAAAAACAACTATTCAGAACTGACTAGAAAATGATGTTCCTTAAGAAGAGCAATGCCGATGTGCTTAAAATGCCTCATCAGCAGGCTCGTCTTCTCATTGCTTCTCGCATTAAAGAAGCCCGCCTTAACAGCGGGCTTTCACAGAAGAATGTAGCGGAAGCTTTGCATACAAGTCAGAGTTCTTATTCTCGAATGGAACGTGCAGAACTCGCTCCTGACTGCGTGCAAATTCGCACTCTCAGTGGACTCTATGGAATTAGCGTGCTGTGGCTGATGGGCTACCCATCGTTCATTCTTAATGCGAAGCGCGATTAATCCTCTTCGTCATCATCATCGCCACGAAGGTCGCGTAGTTGATCCTCAATGCCTTCCATAATATATGACTTCGCCATTGCCTCAATTTCAAAAGTGAGGAATTTTGTTGGATCAAAATGAGGATCAGGCTTGTCGTAAACACTCATCACATAGATGTGAGTTTCGTCGAGACGGCCATTCTTGAAGCATTGCTTTTCAACAAGCTCCCAGCGTGAAGTGTTGCGATGTTCGTTGGCGGAAAGAATGGACAAAGCCTGCATTAGACCAATGCCTTCGTCTTCTTGTTCGATAACGCGCACGTATTCGCTCATTGGTCTTTATTTCGACTTTCCACCATTTTAATGATGCGTCGAGCCCAAGACTCTCCTGCGTCTGATCCCCAGAGCAGCCATGCGATTCGCCCTGCATCATCTTCTCCACCACTTTTATTCTTTCGATGGCGAGAAAAAAACGCTGCCATTCTCTTGATGGTGGCGTAGCTCACTTTCTCTCCATTTGCCAAGCTTGTAGCCCTAGCCACTCCGCTACCAATGCCCTGCTTCCCCGCCTCCTGCGTCGTCAAGCCGCCTTTGCCGTGCTTCTTGCGTAGTTCTAAACCACGACGAGCGGCACTCCTTACAGCAGCAGGAGGGGAGAAGCTTTCAGCGTCTCCCCTCAGCGCTTTTTTCCGCAGCTCCCATCCATTTCCTCTTCCATACCATTCTCTTCCTCGGGCTCCTCTACTTCCATGCACATCATGGTATCAATGTAGGCATCAATGTAAGCATCGCTTTTGCCTTTCATTGACATACCGGCTTCGGAGAGGGCGATGGCAATTGCTTGGCGACGATTTGTTATAGGCTTTTTGTCGCTTCCTTTGAGCTTTCCAGCTTTAAACTCGCGCAAAACACGAGCAATTTTTGCCTGCTTCTCCTTCTTAGTCATGGTCAAAATGCTTTTCTTAAGCATAATCAATGGATGAATCCTATAGGAGCAGTGGCAATATTCATGCCTGGAAAAAGTTTGTCACGATACAAAACCATGCCAGTAATAAGGCGTTCAGCAATAAAAGCTAACGCCCGCTTGTCATAGCCTCCAATGCGAAGAAACTGCTCCTCGTGCTTGTGCCAAATAGGAGCCAATGCAACGAATAGTGCGCTCATAAATTGCTTGTATTGAACATTGCCTCCTCTGGCCATGTTGCAGCCGATAAAGCTATTCTGCTTCCAAATGGCATCAATTTCTTGTCTTGAAAAGATCCAGCTTCCTGAATCCGCAATTTCCCTGGTGATCGCAGGGGCGTCAAAAGCGGAATGTCCACCATAGAACTGCTGCTCAAGTGTGCAATTAAACAATGCAGGCTCTGGAAAGTACAAGGTATTTTCGTCGTACCATTGATCATTTGGCTCCAACCAATTGCGCCTGTACTGTGCGTTGCCAATGTTCTTCTCATTGGCATTGAGAATCATCCAAGAAATACAGGACAATTCTCCCCATCGACTATTGCGAGTGGAAAGAGAAGCATTCTCATCGTCAAACACATAACCTTGCGCACGGAGCGTTTCACGCTCCTCATTAGACAAGGCATATGCTCCTCCCATAATGGGAACGATGCGAGAGCGAGCTTCATACCTCACTTTCTCGCCGGGAATGCACACGGCATAAATAGTGTAGTCAGACGGTTGCATAGACTTTCCTCGCAGCCCACAGTTCGTTGTAATTGTTCACGCCCCTAGCACCAAGCCCAGTGAGATCACCGCCTCCTGCAGGCTTGCTCCAGGCCATAATCGTGCCATCAGGAAGCACGAACGCTCGGTTCTTCTGACCGTGCGTCGGCGTCAACTCAAGATAATCACCATAGACAAAGTTAGCTTGGCTGCCATTTACAGCAAGAGCTTTGCCTAAAAGCGTAGGACCAGTGGGGCACAATGGCGTGATGCCATAGTATTGCTGAATACAATTAGCCACAATCATGTCAATGGCAGTTTGCAGCGCTGCATTGTCTGGCTTGGAATAGAGCACAGTTGTGGCACAGGCCCAGCTTGTGTAGCTAAAGCGTTGAATATCACGGAAAGCCAAAAATTCAATGCGATCACCAAGATCCACTGCATTAAAGGCCCTCACGCCAATATCAAAATACCAGCCTCCAAGTTTATTCAGCAAGCAGAATCGACCAAGATCCGCCTTGTAAGAGAATGGCGCCAAGCAATCATATGCCCACACCACTTCCTCTTCATAGTTCTCGGCGATGAAAGAACGAAGCGTATCGCTGTTGTAAATGACATGCTCAGCATCGGGGAAGCATGCGTCAATAGTTCCCGTGGCATGCTTGAGAAATGGACTCAGCTTTTCTGCTGGGTCAGTAGAAAGAAAGATTTGTGAAATCTGCATGGCAATCAAACAATCTTGGCGGGAGTACCAAAGCCCTTAAATTCAGGCTCTGCAGGCTTAGCAGCAAGCGTTTCGTTCACTGCATCTTTAAGCTGCTGCTGAATGTAGGGCCATGTAAACGGTTCTTCATGGAGGCGTTTGTAGCACCATTGTCCATGCTGCTTCAGAATGTCGCGGTTCTCGTAGTAGTAAGTGAGAATATTTGCGGCGCATTCAGGATCTGGAAGCAAGCGCTCTAAGCCATAGTTCCTATCAGTTTCGCTGGCATTGCATTCAATGCGAGGCATCTCATCAAAGATTTCAGCCAGGCTTGTATGGTCAGGAACCACTTGCGCCACGCCAGTGGCGCCATGCTCTGAATTGACCAAGCCCCATCCCTCACCAATGCAAGTGTTAATGCCAATATCGGCAGCGTTATACACTTGATTAAGCTGCTCAACGGGAAGGCAGTTATCAACCGAGAAGTGCGGGCTCGTCAAAATAAGCTTGCTAGTGGGATCGAAGCCTTCGTCACGTGCCACTCGTTTAAAGAGCGGCACCAATTCCCATCCCAAATCCTTACTGCCCATATTGAGCCATAGGCGAGCGTCGTCCTTGTCTTTGGCAAATTTGATGAACGCCTTAATTGTTAAGTCAATGCGCTTGCGCGGTTGGTTCCTGTTGCCATTGAACACGACGAACACATCATCTGGCACGCCAAGCTTTTTGCGACATTCTTCCTTGTCCATTGGAAAGAATTTCGTAAAGTCGGTGCCATGTCCAATAATGCGCACGGGCTTTGTGTAGCCCATTAGCTCAAGCTCTTTCTTAGCGAATTCCGTATAAGTGGCAAGACCATCCCATTCCATCATGGGCTTAGCCAGGTCTGGAAACAAGCCGTAAGAATCAATGGGAGTGTAGACAAACCATTTGAAGCCAAGCTGCTCCTTCAATGGTTTTGCCCTTTCCCATAGTTGCAAGGCAATCCAGATGTCATTAGTCACCCATACAAGATCCGGCTTGAAGGCTTGAATGACGCCTGTAATGCGATGGGAGCCAAACGGATCATTGCCATGCAGCATGGCAGGATAAACCGTATAGTTCTTCGCTTCCGGACAGGGGTCTCCATGGTAGTTAACTGCTAATACTGCCACTTCATGCTCTTCTGCCAATGCAGGAAGCAAATATTGCGCCACTCGCCCAAAGCCTGTCTCTACAAACGCATCGCCACAATAAAGAATCCGAGCCATAGTCTCCTCTGAATCTTCGTCATCTTAAGGAGCTTTTATACTGATGGCAAAAGGAGGCAAATGACATTACCACTTGGCTCGATACGCTTTTGCATCAGCACGTGCAAGAAATTTGCCCCGCATACCATTCCCGTCATCATTCCTAGCTTGCTTGCTGCTGGCATTAAGCAAGAGGAAATTTTGATCGTCAATGGCGGTCAAACTGTTCGCGCTGATACAAGCTATAAAGGGGTGCCAATGCTGCTGACGCAGCAGAATTCCTTTGAATACACGCCGCTTATTGAAATTGTGGAGCATTCGATGGAGAGCCCGTATTGGTTTCTCCTCCATGACACGTGCATCGCAGGCCCCCTCTTTAAGGCATTGGCTTATGAGCCTCCTGTAGATGCTCCAGAGAAAGTGGCAATGAAGCAAACGCCGTCAATGAGCATCGGTCTTTATCGTTACGACTACCTCATGGTCCACAAGGAGCGCTTAATGGCCATCAAGAACCTAGACAGCTCTCCTGAAGCATTGCAGCAATGGAAGCAGTGGGGCGTACCAAACGAAGACTACATGCTCTGGAAGCTTCAGGACGTGCCTTGCCACATTTACCATCCAAACAAGCACGGCCCTGATGAATGGAACTATCAGGGGCACGCAGATCCATACGGCACTGGCATGCAGCGCCGCATCGAATACTTCCCGCAACTGCACCTCGCTAAAGCCAAAAGCAACTGGCAAGGCGTTCAACCCCACCTTTGCATTGACATCTGATGAAGCGCGTAGCAATTATTGGCGGAGGCTGGGTGGGATGTCATTTAGCAATGACATTCCGCGATGAGATGGAAGTGACGCTGTATGAAAAGAATCATACGCTCATTTCAGAAACTTCTTTTATCAATCAAAACCGCTTGCACTATGGCTATCACTATGCCAGAAATGCTGCCACTCGCCGCTTGTGTGCCACCACTTTTGCGCGCTTCATGGAGGACTATGGTGACCTTGTCCATGACGTGGAGAATAATTACTACGCAGTGTCGGAAGATGAAAGTCTTCTTGATGCTGAAACTATTTCCATTATTTTCGGGAATGGTCCGCATGCTCAGTTAGATCCACAAGCTTTTAACCACACATCGCTTTTACTGGCCACTCCCGAAAAGCGCATTGATGCCATTGGAGCAAGCCTATATTTTCAATGGTGCCTAGAACCACTGGTCAAAAAAGAGCGAATTCAGCAATGCAATTTGAAAGCGTTGAAGCAAGATTACGATTTTGTTTTTGATTGCACCAATAATGCACTCCTGGAGCCATTGCCCTCTCACTTCTTTGAAGCAGTGGCAATGTTTATTTACCGCTCCAAAAAACCTCTTCCATTCGGTGCCCTCACCTACATTGATGGAGAACTATTTTCCATCTATCCATATAACGACAAATGCTTCTCATTAAGTCATGTGAAACATGGTATTATGAACGACAACTTGCTCGATAATGCAGACAATGCAAGGCAATTGATTGAGCAACACGTGGAGCGCTATTGGCCAGATTTTGCTGATAGCTTTGACTATCTATTTCCCACTCTCTCAATTAAAGCAAAGACGAAAGACTGCAGCGCCAATCGTACGCCATTGATGCGTCAAGACGAAAATCTATTCTCTTTCTTTACGGGCAAAATTCAAGGCATCTATACCATTGAAAGCATGGCCAGGCAAATTATTGCTCAGTCATAAAGCCGTCTAAATAGCGGATATTCTCGATGGTGCTGAGAAGCATTCACAAGCTCGCGCGTGATTCCGCCTTGGTAGCTGCTTGCAACTAAAAGCCGTTTGATTTGCTTGTGTTCATACTGGTTCAAGATGGGACCATTGTCAGTGTCACTGATATGGACGTGCGCAATGAAACGGAAGTAATGTTTGATAATCTTTGTCGGACTATCGCCCTGCAGCCAAGCGTTATTTGTATCAAGCATTGTCTTTACATTGCGCAAGTTGTAAAAATCAATGTGATTGATAATCTCCTCGACCGTGTGGAAATACTTCCCGCCAAATGCTTTTGCAATGGGCTCAATGCAAAGAATGGCATCATTGGCGTTCAGGATTGAATCCATACGCCTCAAGACCTCCATCAAGCTTGACGGGCTTCCCCTGCGTAAAGCGGGACTTCCAAGAACAAAGCGCTTAATGCCCATCAGCGATCCAAGCTTCACCACTCGCAGCAAATGCTCTTGCGTGGCAGCGGTGTCTTCAAAGCTTTGAACGGCGCTGTCGTAGAACAGCGCCTGAGCCGAATAAGTCCAAAGTCCATAATGCTCCCTATAGCGCTTTGCAATGTCGCCAAAGTCTTCGTTTCTGGCAAAGATGCGAGACGGCACCAGCTCGATGAAATTAAAAGCGCCAGCATTGGCGCTTAAAATTTCATGCTCTTCTTCATCTTTCCAACCAATCGCGCTAATTCCAAGCATTGATAAATGCCTCCATCTTTTTCAAAGTGGTTTCTTTGCTGGAAAAATAAGGCCCATAGCTATATTCAATGCGCGGCCCGCAATCGACGATTGTCTTCGTCCATGGGAACCATCGGTCAATAATTTCTAAAGTTTCAATGGGTTCGGAAAACCATTGATGCTCTCCGCCTTTTTGACAGGCTTCAGTGTGAAGCCATAAATCCCTTAAATCGTACCATTGATAACAAGAATTCGCGTTAATTTTTTCAATGTTGTTGCCATTGAGAAGATCAAACAGAATGTTTTTCTTAATGCGCCTATGAAACAATGCAGGGAGACGAATGATGGTAATTACAGATCCCGGGAATGCGGCCTTGACTAACAGCTCAAAAATGTATCGCGTGGAACCATAATTAATGGCATGAATCTCTGGGAAGTTTTCCACGTATTTATAAGTCTGACTGTAAATATCAATAGTGGAATAAAGGATGACTTCCTTCGGTTTTAATGCTTTTATTTTTGTAACAACACGATACATATTGTCGAAATCGGCCATTGGTGCTTGATTTGCCTTCCACTTCTCCGCCGGCAAACAAGCCAAATAAAGCCCGTCAATATCCTGTTTAAGCGACGGTGCTAAATGAATGTTTTTGGAATTAAAAAGGTAGCCAAAGTCATGATGCTCGCGCAACACTCTTCCAATCAGGCCAGTGCTTCCAACTAAAACATCCATGCTCACACTGCCACGACTGGCGCTTGTTGACGCATGTATTTTACGCTGCATTTGCAATTGGACATACAAGCACACCGCTGGCCTGGCATGGGCAGACTTCCAATGGGAACAGCCCCTCGCCCTGCATAGCGCAAGCAGTCGTCACAATGCTTTGCCTGCGGATCCAGGATGCGTCGCATCAAGCTATACCCTTGCTTCTCCTGTCGAATTGTGGTGCCTTCCCAGTAAGAACCTCTGACAGCTTGAGCGTACATGCCGATGCGAGCAAGAGCCATGGGAGCAGAAATGCTCCCAGCCAAAAGATCGCGAGCAAAACCCTCCAAATAACGATATTCCGCACGAAGGCGCTGACCGATGCGACCCCAGTCTGAAGCTTGCATCGTATCTCGTCCACCATTGCCAATGATCGCTGCTTGTACATGCGCAAGCTTAAGCGCTTCTCTTACGCTTTCTTGCCATTGAACCAACGTAATGTCGCCGCTACTAAGCATGTTTGTAAGACGACGTAGCAAAGCGCCAAGCTTGTTAATTCGACCATCAACCAAAGCTTCCACGGCAGACTGACTGAGGAACCGTCCATTGCTTCCGCGATAACGGCTACTAACGGGATCGTAGCGCCATGAGGATTGGTCAAGACGCTGTTCAAGAGCGGCAGCGAACGTTGATAAATCATTCAGGCCTTGCATCTTCAGCCTCCAGAATATCCTTAAAACGATCTGGTGCTTCCTCCTTCCATTGATTCAATGCAGCGTCAATATCCTCAGCACTAATTAATGCAGCTTCGTCAAGGTCGGAAAGGATGAGGCCTTCCACTTTCATTGGCTCCATTCCATCTTTTTTGAAATACTCCGCCTGCTCTTTTTTGCCACTAAAAGCCCCTTGCATAGAGCCATGCTTGCGCTTGTATAAAGCCTTGTACTTTTGTGTGACATAAGCCCCAGCAACTGCACTCGGCCACACTTTGAACTTCGCCTTTGCTGCTGCCACTGCTTGCTTGTGCAGCTCTTTATCTTTAAATTCTGCATCTTCTTTTTCTTCGCCTCGCACTTTCTCAAGATCTCGGGACAAATAAAGCCCGGCAGCATCTTGCACTTCACGGCTGCCATCCATAGGAAGCGTGCCATTTTCTTCGTTCATGGGATCACGACCGCCAGGAGGCACCGCCATTTTTCCGTCACCCCCTTTCTGAGTGGAACCACCCCCAGCTTGAGCAGGAAGTTCCCGCACTACGGACGGATCCAAGGTGAGTTCCATGCTCCACTCAGAACCGCCATAGCGGGCATCTGCCACTTCCTTAGGACTCAGTACACCCAGTTGGATGTAACGACCGTCTACGGCCGCCACACGCGCCCGTACGTCGGCCATTTCGCGTTCATTAAGCTCGAACAATGGATTGAAAGAAATGCGCCACGATTCAGGAAGCTCCCCCTTTGTAGGGCCTTCCTTACTAAGCATGATCATTTCCATCAGCTTCTTGATGGGCCGCTTGAAATGAACACTTTGATAATCAGCAAGAGTTTTGGCGAAATCACGCTCTTCACTGCGGCCAGTGGAGCCAAGCCCGCTCGGACTTTCGCCAAACAACACTGTATGAGGAATCTTACTGGCACCAATAATATCAACGCGCAGCTTTTCTAGGATTTCTCCAATGCCGCCAAAGTTGCGGCTAATGAATTCAAGCTCTTCTTTCTCCGCATCAATCGCGTAGCCGCGATAGATGCTCTTGCTCATATCATTCACTTGCAAGCGGTCACGAATGGAGCTTTCTTTGCCAGCAGCAAGCATTGCCGCAAGGCCCCTTACTTTATGAACAAAGATGTCAAATTCAGTGAGAAGCGTTGCTGCCGAATTTAAGCCAGTCCAATAATGCCTGAAGCTGTCATAAACAGTTTGCAAACTGCTCATGCCCCATCCATAGTTCCTTTGCCTAACGCGATATGGCAGCCAATCGCCATCAAAACGCAAAATCCTATCCTTGTGAATATAAGTAAGCTGCGGCTGGTTAATCAAATCTCCAGAGATGATCTGATAATAAGTGGCTTTTGAATAGTCGTATAAGTTTTCTTCGTTAATAACGGGCGCAATTTGCCATCGGTCCAAGCACTCAATGTCTTCGATGCGACGGATATTCCGTTTATCGACAGGCATGTAAGCGGGACGCCCATCGTCAATAAAAAGAAGTAGACAAGCACCCCCATAAAGGCGGGCGTTCTTCGCTGCGAGGTTGAGATGTTCGAGGATGTAGAGGTCTTCAATTACTTGCTCAATTCCTTGCACTTCTTCGGCTTTAACGCCATCGCCACCAAACAATACCTTGAAGCCTTTGCGAGTGGCTTGGTCAGCATAAATATCAACAATGCGACGAGGAAGCCATTCACCATAAAGATTTTCTAGTTCTTCTTGCGCTAGGAATACTGTGGCTGTAGTTTTAGTATATTGCGCCTTATCACGGCCAGTGCCCATACCAATGAGCACGTTTGTGAGTCCATCAGCTCTCACTCCGCCACTACCAACGTGACCAAGATCAATTGCGTCGCTTTCCATAAGCTTTATTTATGGTCATGATGTGTTGCTTTTATTCTAGAACCCGGCTACATTGTCACGTAGCTTATGCACACTATGGCCAGCTTTGGCATTGTTTTCCATTTCAGCGAGGAAGACAAGGAGCTTGTGCGGGCAGAAGCCATGCGCAGGCAGCGTTTCAACGAAAGAAAAGGCCTAAAAGGACGCAATGGAGGACCGAAAGAGGGGGAGAAGGCTCTTTTCGCTCACAAGCTTGGTGCCGCTGGCGAACTAGCAGTGGCAGATTATCTCCATCTACGGGAGTTTCTCTATCAAGAAACAGAAGCCATTCGCGGATCTTTTGATCTACCTCCCAACATCGACGTAAAAACACGCTCTCGTCATGACTACGATCTCATCTGCCAACTAGACGAGAAGCCCGGAAAAACTTTAGTGCTGGTTACAATTCAAAACAAAATCACTCTTCTCCATGGTTGGATGAAGAGTGAAGATGCCATGAAGGAACAATGGAAGAAAGATCCTGCAGGCGGAAGACCAGCTTATTTCGTTCCTCAAACTGCATTGCTTCCTCTTATAGATTTGCGCCATGCTGAAATGTTCTGACTTTTCTAAACACGCTCTCAAGCTGGATCTCTATCCACAGCAGGCAAAAATCCTTGACACCTTCTTCCAACCAGATAAGAGTCATGCAGTGTGGGCACTTGGACGACGATCAGGCAAAACTGTCATGGCAGCCGTGGCCTGCGTCTATATGTGCTTCGTCTTGGAAGACGAATATCGCAGGCGCGTAAGGAAAGGCGAAAAATGGTACATCGTGACCGTAGCAAACAGTCAGGACCAGGCTCGCATTGCTCTCAACAACATTCGCCAGCTCATTCTTGATAGCCCTTTCGCTCAAGAAATTGTCCGCGAAACCGCCGACATCATTGAACTGAGCAACAACTGCGTATTCAAGGCCATCCCCACTTCAGGCCGTGCCGCTCGTGGCCTTGCCTGCGCAGGCGCAGTATTTGACGAGCTTGCCTTTGCCACTGAAGGCGATGCAAACAGTGGTGGTCGTGGCATTTACGACGCACTTTCTCCTGCTATTGCTCAGTTCGGAGGGAAAGGACGCATCCTTGAACTCTCCTCACCATGGCTAACAGACGGCATCTTCTATCAGCATTTCAAAGAAGCAAGCTCCGGCCGTTTCCCTTTCATGCAAGCGGTGAATCTCCCAACATGGGAGATGAACCCAAGCATTTCGCAAGAGTTTCTTGACACAGAGAGACAACGTGACCCGGAGAAATTTAAAGTTGAGTATGGGGCGCAATTCGCAAGCAATCTTTCAGCCCTCGTTGCAAGCGATGTTATTGACGCCTGTATTGATGATCGCAGGGCAGCTCTACCACCACGCCCTGAATTCCAAGGGGCCTATGTACTTGCCCTGGACCCCGCCCGTGGTGGCGTTGGTCGTGACGACTACACTGCTTGTATTGTTCACTATGAAAATGGCACGTTAGTCGTTGATAAGTTCCATTCGTTCATGGCTGATTTTGAAATCAATGGAAGAATGGAAGTGAATATCAATGCAGTGGAAGATTGGATTAAGGAACAACATCGCCTGTACGTTTTCGACACCATTGTGATGGACCAGTTCAATAGCGCTGGCACCATTCAAAGCCTTGCCAGTGATTTGCCCATCACTGAACTCACTTGGACCGTTAGTTCCAAGATGAAAGCATTTAGCAAGATGCGAGAACTATTTAATGCAGGACAGATCAATGTCTATCGTCATGAGAAGGCAATTATGCAGCTCAAGAATCTAACAGTCGTCTATAAACCAAGTGGGCAATGGAGCGTTACTGGCGGCAAAGCATCAGGAATTGACGACTTAGCGTTTGCAATGGCAGGCGCCATTCTTGCTGCCAGCAAAGATGATGATATTGGCTGGATTGAAAGCCTCATCTCCTAGTATGATTTTCAAACAATAGTTCTCCTATGAAATGAAGAACAGCGAATTAACTATGCAAGAGGCGCAGTTTCTTGTGTCATTGCTTGAATGTGGCAGCTCCAATAGACAAACCGCCCTTCAACTCCTCGCAGCCGAACATCTCTACATCCCCACTCTCCTTCCAAAGCTCCAAGCCCACGTCAAGCGCCTAAAGCAAATCACATTGCTAGAGCAGGTGATGCACGATGGTGAAGAAAATTTTGACGACTACTGCCGTGCTCATCCCGAAGACCAATCCTGTAGAGAATATGACGTTTGAGTAGCGAAAGCCATGCTATGCTTTTGAAGCTTTCGCGAAGCACGCTGGCCAGCGTTAGTTCAATAAGGAACAATGGTTTCAGGCGCCATTGTTCTGTACCAGGGGAAAGGGGGAAACGGGCCAACCCGTTTTGAAATGTCGTACAAGGCGGATTGAAGCCCCGCTCGACGCCCCTTTTGCTCATGAGCCCTCGTAGCAGAACTGGTTTATGCAACGGACTTAAAATCCGTAGAAGAATTTTCTTCATGTGGGTTCAAATCCCACCGAGGGCATTGGGGGCTTAAGCTCCCCCTTTTTAATGCTTGTTCGCAAGCAGATGGCTGCTTCTCCCAATGGCGCCAAGCGTTAGCAACGATGGCAATGTTGGTGATTAAATACGATGCAAAGATGAACGTGCGGATGAGCGCCACTTTGTCTGCTTCGTGATCATGCTTACTCGCCTTCTCACCCAGAGCCTTTGCCCAGATTCTCCATGCGTTCTTCCTGCTCATAAATCCAAGCCTTTAGCTCTCTAACGTACTGCCTAATGATGGCAGCTTTTTCAAGATGCCACTGGTCCATGGTGAGAAAATATTGAGCGTTGTGCCAATCAATGGCTCGCAAGGATTGGTAGATAATGGGATTAAGAGGCTCACGCAGGGGCGTGTTAAAAGTCCTGCGTTCCGTCATGGCCCTTAAAGAAGGCTTTTATCTCTTCAAATGCTACTGGAGCGAAATCATTCCTTTCCACACAAGCATTGTAATAACGCTTATCAATTTCTCCTTTTTCATTAAAAACTTGGTGGCAATGCAAATGACCATGAACATTGCCCAGATAATGCCCTGACAGACATGCTGGATGCACTGGAATATGGGTGAAAATTAATCCTCCTTTCATGGTTGAATCGCCATTATGAAAGAACGCTCCCCTCACGTCTTCAAAGTATTTAGAAAAATCTTTCAATGGTCCAATATCATGATTCCCGCGAATGAGAATCTTGCGTCCATTAAGACGATCAAGGATTTTCAAACTTGCACGAGGAATTACTACGTCACCAAGATGGTAAATCGTATCACGCTTGCCTACTTTCTTATTCCATCGTTTCACCATTGTTTCGTCCATTTCTTCTACGGAAGAAAATGGACGCAGCAATTCGCCATCAGGACGCACGAAAGAAATGCTTTTGGCGTGGCCAAAATGCGTATCTGCGATGACGAAGGCGCTCATTCTTCATACTCCCCAACCACTTGCCTTTTAATTCGCCTATCTTGCGCTTGCAGATCTTTTACTAATGCTTCTGCACTTTCAAGCTTCGTAAACGTATTTTGCCAAAACCAAAAGCATAAGACTTGCTCTTCTACGTCGTAATAAGCCTTGGTTGGATTCGCTAAACCTCCGCGTTTGACGATGCGATAACGAGCCATGGAAAAGACGCTGCCGGGAATCGAACCACGGAATTCTAGGCTCAGAATGGCCATTCGGCCATTCGTACGCAGCGAAGCTGCTGGTGCCTAACGTGTGCCAACACTTCAGGGCCAAGAGCCCCCTGTTTGAGCATCATCTCTAGAAACCATTTTGCTGGCGCCAACAAATTGGTTTCCGTCTGAGAGCTAAGCTTGGGGGCGAATCACGCAAACGCGGCGACCAGAAATTTCCAGTCCGTGCGCTGCTCTCCACTGACAAAGCAATGGAGGGAGGTTTTGTCGGTTACCATCCGACCCCCGACAGGACGAACCTTTGGGATTTGCCTCGTTTTCATTCGGGCGATCCGAAGAACGCATGACGGTGATCGCCGACCGCTGTAATGGCTTAAGCGTGAAGCGATTAACAAGCGCTAATCGCTTCAGAGGCTTAAGCTCTGTCTGCCCGATGCTAACGCAGAGCGGGAACTTTGTCAATATAGCATCAAGCTTTGCCATAGGCAGGCAAATTTAGCGCATTCGTTTCAAAGAACGCCGGAACCGTGCTGGCTCTGGTTTCATTCAGCTCAGGAGCCCTGCCATTAATAAACAACGCATCACTCTGGCGCAGCCAAAAATCTTTATCAAGATATTTATTAGACGACGCGCCAAGCTTGTCATAAATCCATAGCGCCGTCATCTTGCGCAGTTTATTCAAGCTTTCGCCATATTTCTCTCCAGCTTCTTCGCAGATTTTGGTGTGGCAATAAGCGTGACAGATCTCGTCGCGAGAAATGTCCGTTGCCACAGTACGCAGCCCCTTATCTCCATTGAAACGAAAGAAAGGCAGAATAGTAAAGAACAGGCTCCGCTCAAGCACTGCCACTTTTGCAATGGGATGGGCGGGGTGATCAATCCATGCTTGGCGAATCTTCATAGCCTCCTTTTCCGCCTGTTCATCAACGCCATGAGCAGCCGTGACATAATTCAAGGCAAGATCATGACGCTCTTCGTCCAGAATGTTGCTGTGAATGCTTTCAATAAGACCAGGCGTATTGGGAAGCTCGCGCTCCAGTCCTTCCATCAGCATGTCCTTCACGGGAAGCTCAAGATGACGAATGGCCAATGCACGAAAAATGGTCTCTTCCGAGCCATTGACAAATTCCCCTTTAGTAACAGGCACTGCCTGCCAAGGGCGCTTGCGAGCAACTGCCGAAAAATAATCTTGAACTGCCATTTCGATTACAAGCGATGGTAAAAAGAGACAAGAAAGGGCAGCTTTTGCTGCCCGTTAATCAATCGGGACTACTCAGCGCAAGAGCTGCAGAAGCCCCCATCCAATGAACAACTTTCGCTCTCCTCAAGGGAAAAGAAGCTGCTCAGGCTCTCCCCTAATTCTACTCCAACATCGTCTTTAGCTTGAGTGCCAGCTTGCACTTGAAGGGCGTAATAAACAGAAGTTTGCGGACTATCAAGCCACTCTTGAATGAAACTTTCATCACAAGAAACAAGATCAGACCACCAATTCATTGAATAACCATGGAACAAACCAGTGCGGTGGAAAAGTTCGCAAATGCCATCAGCAACTTTACGGAAAGCTTCCCAGCCCACTTCCTCTGCAATTTCTACTGGCCCATATTCAAAGCGTTCAACGCCCATGGTTTCGCTGTCGCGATCCACAAGCCGATCAATGGGAGGAGCAATTTCAGGGGCTGTCGTAAAGCCACGAGTGTCGAGGTAGCGATAGGAACACGAAGCAGTGGGAGCAATGCAGAATGCCCGCTCCATGCCATGCTCACGAGCAATATCAGCAGCAGCGTCAATGCCTTGGTACAAAGCGTGGACGGCTTTTCCGGCCACGGTGTCTTTCCAATGATGAGCCCAAGGGTGGGGATCGTCCATTAGGAAAGCATCAAGAGCCTCGCCAAATTCTTTGTAGCTAATTCCATGGATGGAAAGAAAATTGGCGAGACCAAGAATGCCGAGGCCCACTTGCTTATCAATGGAAGGGGAAAGATATTCACCAGTGTCGCCCACGCCAGTGCCAGGATGCAGCTCACAAAGCTGCCTCATGCCTTCAGCGAAAGCTCCTTGAATATTGTCCAGCGTGCATGCGCCCAAATTAACGTGCTGAAGAAGGCAAGTGCCACGATGCGGAAGATATACTTCAAGGCAAACATTTGGACGTAGCCGCTTTCCATTGTTGTCGTAGCGGATTTTGTTGAGCCAGAGATCGCCAGAAGAGATGGCACGAAGACAGGCATTAATCAGCTCGGGAGACGACGCGGAAAGAAAATTATTGTCAACGTTCAAGCAACGCTTTGCCCAAGGAAGTTCACTACGAGAAGTGGAAACAAATTCAATGGCATCGGGATGCGTGTAGTCAAGATGTAGCGTGACGGCGCCATTGCGAAATTTCCCCCCGCGACGAAGAATCTCGTTGAGCTTGCTATAAATCTTTGCAAAGCTTACTGGCCCGCTAGCAATTAGCCCCTTGCCATTATCTTCGCCTTTGGGACGCAGTTCAGAAAGATGCACTGCGGCACCAGCGGCATTACGAAGAGCATGGCTCACAAAGCGCCACGATGCTTCAATACCATCTGGCCCTTCCATTGAATCGTCCACTACGAACGTAGTGCAACTAACGGCAAGCCTGCTTTCAGGATCATCAAGCCAATCTTGCACCCTGCCAGTACGAGCAATCGGCTCACATTTTGCCTTTTCCTTCAGCTTCATAAGACGACAAAGGCCCGCATCGCGGGCCGAGAATCAACCAAGGCAGGCTAGCGCAAGAAGACCATGGGAAAGAGAAAGGAAAGCTTTAATCGCAAAGCCCTTCTGGATCATCCATTGCCAATAAGTCCTTCACAAACAATTTGGCTTCATTAGTGGTGCGGAAATAATGAGGCTGGCCATTAATGGCAGCAAACCATTGAAACTCTGGTTTGCTAAAACATGGCCACAATTTATACGGGCCAATATTAAATGGTTGACGATCAGGCAGGCCCCACATAATGCTTTAGCGAAGATCATCTTACGCTAGTTCTTTTCTATGAAATGAAAAGCAGCATTTAATACAATCTTCGCTTTTAATCAAGCCTTAAGCTTCTTGCGCTCTTACGTTTCTGCGCATTTTCCTTTTCTGTCTTAATAAGCTCACTTTCTCCCTTCGGAAGCAAGGCAAAAGTTTTACCAGACTTTTTCACAATCATCTCCTCCTCTTCCAATGCAATAAGTTGGTTATAAATTGTTTTCGCCTGATAAGCATCACGATTTGCTTCGTGATGAATGATGGCATTAGACGTGGGGAAATAATCACAAGCTTCAATGTCCCCAATGGCCCATAGCACAAACGTGCGAGCATTCTTCACATAACGAGGCAAGCGCTTCTCCTGATGCAGCGCTTCAAGAGACTGAGCCAGCCCTGGTCGCATTGGCGTCCATTGAATGCGACTTTCATTCCTGTTGCCAAATTTAATCTTCGCCTCCAGCGTCTGACAAGGCGCTTCGCTTTCAAGATATTTCTTGATTGCAATGGAAAGATGGAACCATTCGCCTGCATGGCGCGAATTTTCAAAACGCTCGTGCAGCTCCTGCTCATCGTCCCGATTCGCCTCAAAGGCCTTGACGACGATCAGCGTGTCCGGCGATGACGTGAGGAACGATGCAAAGCGGTCTCCTAGCGATGTGGAGAAGCCGATTTTGACGTGATAGGGCATGCTCGCCCATTGCACGAAATACACCCAGCCTTCTGTTTTGCGCTTTTTCTGCTTGGGCTGAACCATGCCTGCTCCGCTGAGAGTCCTTACTGTAACAGGATCGGGACAACAGGGACAAAACAGCTCCCAACAGCGTGAGTTACGATAGACGTAAGCGAAGCTGCGGCCTCATGCGGGCTAAAAGCAGCTTCCTGGCTAGACGACGCTCCTCAAGCCAGCGCCTCAAGCGAGCGGAGTTCCCCAAAGGAACGGAGCGTCTACTGACAATGGCTAAGCTAGCCGCGATGAGCTAGACCAGCGAAGCCCCCAAAGGGCGGAGCGTTCTAGACAAGCGGCGAAAATAAAAGGCCCGCGTTAGAAGATCAAGAGCTGACTCAGTCTCATGTGATGAGTCGCTGAAAGTGTGCTTGCTGCTGGGAAAAGCGAAAAATCATTGGTTTCCATCTTCATCTTCTGAGCAGCGGCCCCTTTAAGGGCCGCTTTCTGGCATTAAGAACGATGGAAAGGAGAAATGCGCGAATCGTTGGCGCTTGCTTTATTGGTGCATCATTCCGACGCCTTTAGGGCGTCTCCATTGGCTTAGAAGATTGCTTGAGATCTCTAGAGATGCCTCAAGCGGCGTCTTCGACTTGCTTTCGGCATAGCGCCACTGAGTTTTGGCTTGTTAGTGTTTTCAAATTGAACTCTGGCATGAGCTTGAATAATCAGCAGCTTGCGGAGCAGCTTTCTCTTGCAAGCCAAGGCAAAAAAAAATGCTCAAAGTGTGGAATGGTCAAGCCTCTTTCTGAGTTCTTCAAGCGGAAGGCCAACCGCGACGGCTTGGATGGTTTTTGCAAAATCTGCCACGAAGAGAAGAATACTCGGTGGGAAAAGCAAAATCCAGTAAAAATGCAAACTATGTACATGACATGTGCAGCTAGAGCTAGAGCTAAAAGTAAGGGAATGGAATTCAACATTGACGTAGACTACGTACGGTCTCTTGTCACATCTAATTGCCCCGTGTTTGGCGCACCATTGGAATGGTCCTGTTGTAGAGAAATGAAAGCCAAGCCTCTGCCTAATAGCCCCTCCCTGGACCGCATTGATAACAACAAGGGATATGTAAGGGGTAATGTATGGATCATTAGCCACAGAGCCAATGCTGTTAAAAATTCTGCATCTTTAGATGAAATCAAAATGCTGGCTAACGCGCTAAAGAGCAAGTGCTAGGTATAAATACTAGGACGAAAAAGCAGGTGAAAAATGGCGCCACATTTCGAAGCATATACCGCAGCCCCCCACACGCACACCCCCGTGCTACTGCGCTGTGTCAACGGATACCGCTTCACAATACTTTACAAAGTGAGAGCGTTCTCAATAACGCGCCTTATTGAGAATTGAGGGTGATATTTGCACTGCAAATGTCAGGATATTCCCTACATTCTCCAATCCTTCAGTCTGTGCCGATCCTGGCAGCTCCGCCAGTGCCCCATCCTATGAGCCCTGCAGGCATTAAAAAGGGCCCTGATGGGCCCTAGTGGCTGGCTTCGTTGTGGGGCGCTTGTGGGCGCTTGTGGGAGCCTCTCGGAAACTGATTGTCAGGCAATACAGAATGCTTGCTTATCGGCTTCAGAGTAGTTAATGCCGTGCGGTAACTTGAAGCGCAAGCCAACAATGTGGCCGCCGCTTGCGTCAGACGGGCGGAAGTCCGTAAGGTCACCGTTCAGAACTGCCAGCACTTCACCAGTAAAGAGACAACGCTGCGGGAGATTGAAGCGGCTGCCATCGATGCAATCGGGCAAAGATTGGCCACGTTTGAGATTGAACGCTGCGGCAACGTTAACGCCAGCTTGCAAGGCATCTCGGCAGATTTTAAGATTGGCGGCATTGCCCCAGCCGTCGAAGCTAAAGGTCAGGTGGTAGCCAAGGCGCTGACATTCTGCCCAATTACGCTTGATTTTGGTGTAATCATAGAATTGCACCTTAGGGCCACCATTGTTTGCAATATAATTAAATATCTCGAGAATGTTGCGCTTGCCGATTGGCAGATCAATGCCGAACTTACGGCGGCAGAATGTTGCAAACTCTACGTCGATCGTAAAATCTACATTCTCCCAAGCTATGTCAGACGTTCCATTTAAGCGGATTGCAATGGATTCGCCGGGATGTTTGGCAAGCTTGCCAAGGATTGCGCAAACGATCAGCCGTGCAAATCTCTGAGGATCGGCAGCATAGGCTAAAGTACGGCGGATTCTGGCGGCCTGTTTGTTTGTCATGTATACGGGATTGCCTGCAAAATGTAGGCAAATCTTGCGACAATTACCAGCACCGGCGCAAACATTCACGCCGGAAGTATCTGCAGGCGCAAGGTGAAGAATGTAGGTTTGAACTTTACTCTTCTCAGTTTTAGGGTTAGTGCTAAGCAAATCACGGGCGCTGATTTTATATTGTTTGCACAATGCAACGAGGTTGGAGGGGAGCTTAGCGCGGGAATTGATGAGGGTAGACATGATGTTTGTTTGTGAGAATGTTTGCAGAATGCTTGACGGATTGCTTACTGTTCGCCGGGCAACTTAACGCTGATTTGCTTTGCATTTCTAAAAGCATTCAGCGCGCCCATAACTGCGGGACTGCGCGACAATTCAGGGTTCACTCGCATACCCTCGCTAAACAGCAAGAATGCTGCGCAGAATTCTTCATCAGTAAGCATTGGTATTTGCCGCGCCTTTTGACGATTAAAGGTGCGACTGTCAGTGTTCGCCAAATACTCTGCGAGTTCTGTCTTCATGGCTTGAAGCGGTTTGGAGATGATCGGCGGAATCGCTTCCATCCGATGTGAGAAGCATAAATCCCACGATCGGCGCAACGGTGCGCAAACGTGGCCGATTTTATTTCCGCACACCATGGCGGGACGTTGTATTGACGCCGCAGGGTCGGGCATGGTACGGGCTCCCATAAGCGCCAAACATGCCAACCGCCAATAAAGGAACCGCGCACGCAAGCGCGCGCGCAGATATCACCAGGGCCGCCCATAGGTCAACCATCGCAACATTCCGCAACAATCAGGCAATCAGGCCATCGTATAGCGCCATCGTGATAATGCAAACAACGCAAGCGCAGAACCACAAACAACGCAAGCGTGATAATGCAAACAACGCAAGCGTGATAATGCAAACAACGCTAGCGTGATATTGGCAAACGTATCATCACGACATAACGGCATCGTGATATCGCGATCTCGTGTGCAAGCTTTTGTAACAAAACGAAACATAAGCTCAGCTTATCTGTCATATAGGCTCAGCTTATTGGTACAAACGTACTATGTGACAATTGAGGATTGGCACATAGTACGCCTGTACTATAGTACGCCTGTACTACTATGCGGCTATGCGGGATGCGCCATACAACGATATCGTTGTATGATCATATGCGGATATGCGCAGCGAGGAATACAACAGCAGCGTGATAATGTTGCTAAATTGTATAGCACTATAGATACAAAGTCAGCCGATTTCAATAGATACAAAGCTGGCCGATTCAAAATTTTTATTATACAAACCCAGCCGATTCAGAATTTTCTTGTGATACAAAGCTAGCCTTGCTTGATACAAGGCTGGCCGATTTTTCAGATGTTTTACAGTAATTCAATCATCGCGTCAACGAATATAGAAGATGAACGCTTCTTTATTTGATGCAATAAATCATGGTCCTGACGCTTCCAACGCCGATACCTGCAAATATCATGAATTCCCTGCGCGGATAGACCGAAAGAATTAGCCAAGTAATCAAGAGACCTTCCTTGCGCAAACAATTCTCGTATTGCCCTAACTTGGAGCGCATTTACTTTTGCGCAGGGAGATTTTTCTCCAATGGACTTATTAAGCCCTGTCCGCCAAGCATGTTTTATGTTTTCTTCCGCCGTCACCCATTCAAGGTTGTCTAGATGATTGTTTTGCTTATTGCCATCTTTGTAATTAACGCAGTACTCTCCGCGTTTAGATCCAATTTTCCCCGAAGGGAGAGGCAGCCAAGTTCTGCCCATGAGACGATGAACACAAATTGTCCTGCGTTTGCCGTCTTCGCATAGCAAGAGCAACCAAGGATAAGGATGCTTTTCATCCCATTGTTGACTCATTAAGGCACGCTTGGCAACGCTCCAAACCTGCCCCTGCTCATTGATGAAATACTTGCCTGCGTAGCCTGGGATCTCCTTGAACCCTTCTGGTACGCCGCTATGATTGCTTTTAGCCATGGCCAAACCGTCCTTTTGGCAGTGGTTAGAGACGTTACGGGACTGGCATCCCGCATCGTCTCGCCATGCTAACAATTATTTTAAGCTTTACCAGCCATGCCCATCAAAAGCTGCCTTAACGGCAGCTTCTTCGCTTTCATAAGGCCCTCCCACGCCATTTTCATCATCATCGTCATACCAATACCAGCCCTCTGTCAATTCGGTGCCTTTGCAGCAGTCAGCATCAAAGAAATCAATGAGAATCATGAGAAATGCTCTTCAAGAATATTCTCAAGCTCAACCATCTCATCAATAAATTGACAAACAATGGGAGTGTTCAGTAGCGATTCCCATTCATCTTCAGTTGTGTCAGAACGCATTTTATTGAAAGAATCGATGGTTTTTTGAAGCTGAAGAATGGCTTCAGCAAAAGCAGCAAGAGATTCCATTGTCAGACAAGAAAAGAGCGGGGCGCTTCGGGGCGCCCCTTTTGCTAAATCAAACGGCCTGCTTAGCCCATTCCTTCTCAAGCCATGTTTGACGATCCTGCACGTGCTCAAACAGCGCTACGGGCTCTTCACTATCAGGCTTTGTGCAAAAGAACTTCTGCGTGATGTGCTTGCCGCTGCGTGCTTCGCGGAAATCAGCAGTCCAAAGGAAGAAGCCCATCTGGGAGGCTACGAGACTCACACGGCGCTCAGTGTTGTCATTACGCAGGTCTTTCCACCATTGTCCCTGAGTGGAGCTGAAGGAAGCCATGTCGAAGATTAGGCGGGTCATGGTTTTGAATGCAGGAGGGGCTCGCGCCTCGTTGACTTGCTAACAATACAGCCCAAAAGGCCCTGTTTCCAAGGCCTGTAATAATCCTTAACACTCAGGCCAGTTGCTCCTGGAGACGCTTCCACATCCATTGTTCCTTGGTAGAAGGGCGAAGCAGCTCATAGCCTTCGTGGTCCACGATGGCATCACCAGCACTGTCCACGTGCCCCTCTAGCTCACGCTGCCAGATGCCTCTGCAGGCCCCATCGGGGCCAAAGATGCCAATAGTATCCTCACGGTCTTCCATCGCTTGTCGTACGTGGAAGATGAGCTGCTGGAGCGAGGCAGCTTGGTAGCTGCCTCTTGTGCAGGAGAAATACGGGCCGTTGTCTTGGTAGGTGCGGATGGTAGTGATCATTGGTCGTAAGTGGAAAGGGGCTCGTCTTCAACGGAAAAGGCAAGTTGTTTGAGCTGGTCTAGAGCTGCTTGGATGATATAGCCCCTGCTGGCGGAGCTTTCATCAAGCAGCTCTTCCAAGGTTCTAATTTCATCGTACAGTTCTTCAATGGAAGAAAATGTGCGTGCTGCATAAGACACGCCATATTCATCTTCAGAGACAAATGACAATGGGAAAGGCATGATCAACCGTTGATGATGGAGTTGAAATACTGTTCAGCCTGCCACTTGTGGTCAAAGATGCCGTAGGAAGTAGTGCGAATGGAAAGCTCTGTAATGCGCTCCCAGCCGTACGCTTCCCACTTACGGGAACCATCGGCACACAGATATTGCTGAATGCCATAGCCACTGTGTTGTGCCTGACGATCAGCCTCAAGCTTGGCGAGATAAGGATCTTCGCGGTGGCCTTCGTAGGGGCGGTGCATGGTTTGGTTGCGAACAAGAGAACAATAATTTGGAAGGGGCCGTAATCGGCCCCGCTGTAACAATGCTTAACAGAAGCTAGTGCGACCATTGGAATAGGCCCACCACTGTTTTTTGCCTTCGCTGGCTTCCTGCTCCCATGCTGCCCACTTCTCAGGCAGGTGCTCAGAGACAATACGAGTGCCAGCAGGCACCTTGATTGGCCCCCACATAGTGCTGATGGTCCATTGATCCATCACAGGACCATTGATGTACCAGCTTTGGCAAACGTGGAGAAGGCCGTGCAGCTCCAGTTCACGAGGGTTGGTGGCGCCTGCTCTCTGCTGAGAAGGGAAAGGCTCGTGCCAGTTGGGCACAGTGATCGTGAGCCTGACGCGCTCAAGGCCCTCGAACTTAGTCCAGTAGCCAGGGCCGGTGAGCTGCTCGACGGAGTGGTTGATGGTTGCCATGGAAGGAAAGCGAAGGAAGGCGTCGCCGCCTGTGAGAAGAACAATACAAGAAAAAGGCCCCGTTTCCGGGGCCTGTAGCTTTTCGTTACAAAGCTCAGTTTGTGACGTTGGCGCAGAGGGCGGCGACCATATTGGCTTCGCCTGGCTTAGCGCCTTTTGCCACGGGACTCCGCCAGCCCTGCCATTGCTTGTCTTGAAGCACGTTCACTTTAAGCAGAGGGCAGCTCACTGCAATAGGCACAGGCGTTTGAGCGCTTTCGTCTTTGCATTGGCGAGTGGTGGTCCTCACACCATCAGACGAAAGCTTCCAGAAGCCCCATGCATAGTGGCAATCGCCAAACTTACGTTCAGAGGCAGTTTGCCCTTCTTTAATGATGCGCTCAAGGAGCATTTCTTCTTTAGAAAGAGATTGTTGTTGCACAGGAGGCAGTTCGGGCAAGGCAGTTGCGAGAAGAAAAGAAAGCATTGTTTTGAAGAGAATGAATTAAGCTAGTAATCGCTTTATATTGCATTCAACATTTCTAAGCAAGCGCTTGTCTAAGCTGCTTTTGCTTGTAACAAGAATCTTGCCAGAAGGATACTTGAAAATATAATGTTTTGTCTCGCGATGGAGAACAAAACCATATTTTGCAGCTAAAGCAATTATTGCTCTTCTGTTATCTTTAAGTGCCATTAAAGTAGTTTCCAGATGTCATCTTGCAGAGCATTTGCAAGCGTAATTAGCAAATCTTTCTTGCTTTTGTAAGAGGGTTTATTAACACGGGAAAGAATAAAAGAGCGAGCAGAAGAACGATCATCAGCGCTGTAATCTTTCCATTTATGGCGGGCATTGTCAGAAACCATTTTTGTGATGGCTTGTTGCGTTTTTGTGAGAGCCATGGTTCAGAATGCGAGGGTTTGACCGTTGGCTTTGATGCTCACCACGCGCTCACAATCAAACGAACGCCAAGCACCTTGCCCTTCCTTGCGAGCAATGGAGAAGTCGCGGCAGCGCACAATGCTGGGCTTCTTTACTGCTGTGCCCGTACCTTTGATTTCCTTAGTGTCCCAAGGATTGAATTGAATGCGACGAATGGAACCATCAGCCTTGATAAATTCCACAGAAACAATGCTGTGGCCAGCATTGAAAATAAACTGTTTGATGCGGGAGGTTTTGTCCATGAGGAGCCTGTCGCCAGGAGTGGTATGGAAGCGGAAGAAAAGGAGGAGCCTCTTGCGAAGCTCCTTTCCCATCGACCGAGGGGACTGTAGGCCTATTTGGTCTGGCTGTCAAGCGTTGCCACGGGGAAGCCATTGGCAATGCGACAGTAGCGTTCGGGATGGAGCTGCAGACACTTGTCAAGTCCTTCCTTGTTGGCCGTCACGTTAGGAGAGGCGACAATGGCAAATGCGCCGAGTCCAATGACAAGGCTTACCAGCAGGAATGAAGTTGCGTCTTTCATAGTCTTGAGATGCAGATGGAAGCTTCGCCTTGAGAAGGGGAAGCAATACGAGAGAAGCTGCCGTAGGACAAATCCAAGATTCGGCCTCCGTAGTATGGGCCGCGATCAACGACTGTCACTGTCACTGACTTTCCATTGTTACGGTTCTTCACACGCAGTCGCGTGCCAAATGGAAGCCAGGGATGAGCAGCAGTAAGGGAATAAGCATCGAACGTGGAGCCGCTGGCAGTGCGCCTGCCATGGTAAAAATCCCCCACGCCATAATGCGAGGCATAGCCACATTCAAGAGCTGCTTGCGCTTGTAAGGGGCAAAGCAGCAGAAGAGAAAGAAAAAGACGTTTCATCAATTAGTACGAAAGAACTAGCGAGGGCCATGCCGTCTCCGACAAGGCAATGCCCATTGTGCCATGAAATGAGCGCTTAGTGCCGAGCAAGCCACAAGGTGTTATGATTTTGCAGTGGTTGGTCCTAGCGGCTTAATTGCTGCTCTCGTCTCCGGGCGAGCCGTAAGGGTGGACGGGGCTGGTGATGCGGGCGAAGATCGAACGATCTAGCCAAGGAGTTTTGCATGGTCTCCTGCGAGGCGCATCACCCTCTCTAGAAGCTTTGAGAGCAAAGGTCTCATCGGAAGTCACAAGAGAAAGGGGGCTTTAGGCCCCCTTTCTTTTGCCTATGCTTAAAGGGCTAGGAGATTGTTATGAAGCTTTCTGTAGAGCAGGAAAAAGAAAGGCTTAAGCGATGGATGGCAAGTGGAGAAATGTACGATCCGCGTAATGAAGATGATTTTGATACGTGGAATGTAGGCCTTGAACCATTGCCTGGTGACGCTACGTGGGCAAAGAAAAAAGCCCCGTAATAGGGCTTTATCAAGAATCCCAATAAATAGCGTTTATTAGAAATCCTGATAATTAAACAAATGCTAGGCGAAGGCTCGCTAGCTGAGGCTTGGCTTAACTGTCCGGAAATTCCGGAATGTTTAACACGTCAATGCAACGTGTCGGAAATGCTTACAAGTTCAAGCTCATTAGCAATAATTAGGATCTCGTAAAGAGCATCCCTATACCCATCAACGTAGTTTTGATGCACGTAGTCGATGTCTTCAATGGTTTTTTTCTGGAGCCACTTCATCGACAGCAGCGCGAAAGGCGGTAGCCAGTCGAGAATAGAAATAAGTTGAAGGTCGCCCGTAAGCATCCTTCATGGCCGCGTTGATTACCGCTTGAGCAGTGGGTGGGAGTTTAGATATAAGAGGGTGTGACTACTGGGCTTCCAGTTCGGAGGCAATAGCTAGGAGCTGGCTCCTAGCGTCATCTTTACCGTCCCAAATACCCTCTTCGTAATGAGGAGCAAACTTAGGTGGCGGAGTTCTTGGCACCACTTGATCCGCAGCAGCACGAAGAGCGGCGGCGAGGTTTGAGTGCAGTGGTTCATCTTGCCAATCGCCGGCAAAGAAAGCATCAAGGACGGATTGAGCAGCGGGTGAAAGTTGTTTAGTCATTAGTTGATCAGACATTGATCGGATGGTTGTTGTCAATCATTGAGTTGCTCCAGTGCACGGCGGACAATAGAAGAGTCAAGGTAAGTTGCTTTGTTGTCCTCAATTTTATTCAAAGCTTCCAGCGCCAGCTCTTTCAAATTTGGCGGCTTGGGGCGCCTGGCGGCGCGGAGGTTGTCAATAGTGACGGTTGGAGACCATGAGCGTTTCAAATGGTCACAGCACGCATCCAACTCCTGGTCAGCGCCCCAGCGGGCGGCTTGAGTGACGACTGCTTCAAACTCGTAGAAGGCACCGTGAGTGCCATCCCACCATTGTCGCACCAGCTCAGGTGGCGGAGTAATCGGATGGTTGTTGTCAGTCATGAGAAAGAGAAGTGTGTAGAACTTGGCACTGAGTTAAATAGAAGTGATGAGACGATAGCGCTTGAGGATTTCCTCCTGCTCTTTCTCGCGCCAATACTGGAGCCTCCGCTCAAGCTTAGCCGTTGCAAGCTGCATCACTGTTCGCTTATCATGGTCATAATCAAAAGGCTCAGAATGACTGGCCAAAGAGTTGTTCGTAGGCATGAGCGAGAGCGCGAAATTTCCTAAGATGATGATCCCGATCTTGCGCCAATAATTCCGCGAGATCTTTAATGAGCTGGTCACCATTGTCATTATCAAAGTATTCAAAAATAGCGTCAGTGAGCCTATCTTTGGGAGTAGATGTCACAGCTTGCCTCCTTTAATTGCATTGTTGTAGTTCATGAGATATTCTTCAAAATCAGCGCCAGTGGGGGCTTCATTGCAAAGCTCTTCGTGATTCTCTTTAAGCATTTCTAGGCTCACAACAAAGGCGCATCGAATGCGGTTAAGAGCCATCTGCTGCACAAGATTAGGCTCTTCATCAATGGCCTTTTCAATGGTGCAAATGTATTCCTGCAGATCTGCCATAGAGAAACTGCGCGTTACCATGGGCTGGCCGAAAAACATTGCCAATTCTCCATCCTTGAAGGCACAGATGGGCTGGTCTTGAAGCGTGTGGTTGAACGAAACGGTCACGATGGTAAAGCAGAGGACTAGCGACGTTCGCCGTCGCATGTGCATAGTGTGCCATTAAAAAGGCCCCCATCAAGGGGGGCGTTCTGATGCTGTAACATTTGTTCATAAAGCCCGCGATGGCTTACGCAAGGCCTGAGTGGCGATGCTCAGGTTCTTGGTGATCGGCAAAGGCTTGTCTCGCCATTTGGTAGCAATGGCATGGCAGGAACCCATAGGCTCCAGCTCTGCATGCCTGAATGCCCTGTCCAACAGAATTTGATAGGCCTGGCGCTTTGGCTTGCTCATTGGCCCTTCAGGCTCTTCAATGTTGGTGCGAGCAAAGTCTGCAAGCTCTGTGATGTCGTCAAGCTCATTAGTGGCAATCACGAAATGCTTTCCTCTGGCTTGAGCCTTTCGCCATGCAGGATGAATGGGAGGATTTTCCATGGCCAAGGCTCGTGCTTCTTCTTGCAATTGCGGAGGAATACAAATGTGAACCATGCGAGAAAGAGAATGCTCTTCCATAAAAGAGAGCTGAAGGTCCATAATTAAACGAAACGGTAATGTCCGAAACGGAAAGGTTGAGGGCCAACAATTAAAAGGCTTTCACCAAAGCCGTCGTACATAGTGCCAAGGATAAAAGTGTTTCTCCATTGGAAATAAAATGCTCCAACACGAAGGTGGCCAGTGGCGTCAGTGCAATGAAAGGAAAAGTTCAAAGTCTAGGATTTTCAGGAAGTGGAGGGATTTCCTCAATCATTGCAATCTTCACGTCAGGACGCATTGCAAGCATAAAGTGTTCAGCTTGTTTTGCGGAAATCGCCCCGAGGGCGATTTTCTTCCCTTCATAAGTAGTGATGAGAAAAGTGCGACAAGTGGAAGCCATTACCAACGTTCCTCCTCAAGCTCTTCAAGAATGTGCTGACTGAGCGTTTCCTCAAGCATTGTGCGCCATCCGCCGTCGCCTCCAATGCTATTGATTTCCGACAGGAGATGGAGGGAGTCTGCAATGCGAGTGGAGTCCATTAGGCAGCTACAGGCCATGCTGGGCTCCTCGCTAATCAGCTCCTCGAACATGCCAATGTGAAGTTCAAACCATTTACCCAGGCAGAACAGCGCAATTTGCCGGTAGGCTTCATCACCATGCTTCTGCAGCATGGCTTCAATGGTGCCAGCCAGTTTGGGAGGAACGCCTACGGTGCCATTGTCTTGCAGATGAGGCGAAAGTGAAGCGCCAATGGCATGCCGCTTGCCGTCCTTGGCAGCTACTGCCTGGCGGAGAAACTGATCAACGGAATCGAAAGCGTCCAATAGAAGGAAGAGGAGATGGGCTCATAATGGTCCCGCAAGGGACCATTGTCAATAGTCGTCTTCGTTAATTGTTTGTAAAGGCATGGCGTCAGGAAGTGGCTCATTTTCTGGCTCCGCATCGAAACTAATGGTCTCAGCGGACGCAAGCAGAGAATTGCCCCTGCGCTCTTCCGTAGCCTTGGCTTCCTTCTCTTTTTCAATAGTGGAAGACAAATCTTTCAGGAACTTCCTGTAGGACGTGTCCTGGTTCTCCACTTGCTTAATTTCATTGAGACCAAGCAGTTTCGCTTGCTCCACCAAGGAGTTCTTGGCCACGTTAAGGAACGATGCGTCGCCAGCGCTTTCTTCGATCTTCACCATCTCCTTCCCACCATCGGCACCTCCGTCCATGATGGTCACTGTTTTCTTGCGCTTACTGGTTTCAAAGCTACGAAGAGCTAAGTCTTTTAGCTCCATTTGTTCTTTTAAGAGACGCGCTCTGTGCGTATCTTGATTCTTTAGAATTTCTTGCGTATAGAGATCCCTATTGAAGTGGCGATCACCATTAACTGTTTCTTTGCTTAGTTTTAGAACATTCGCAATCTGACGATTGCTCATTTTTGCGGCGAGAAGCTCTTGCACCATCCATCGCCTAACGCCAAGCATTTCTTTGGTATAAATGCCGGCACCACGGTTGCCGCCATGTGATTTGTGTTCTCGAATGGCTTCATATTGCGTGATTGGTACTCCCGCCTTCGCTAAAGCATTTCTTGCATAAGCTTCTTCTTCTTCAGGCGTAGCAAACTCAATCTCAGGACGAGGCATTCTTTATTATTTTGCTTCTCGCATTGTAAGCGAAGCTTTTGGCTATGAGCCCCTCATTGTATCTCCCTTTCCATGGAGAGTACGAACAAATAATTCTGTGAAGCGCTCCATGCGCGAGGCCACGACAGTGGCCGGAGCATCATCAATGGCTCGTTTCAACATGCAAAGCTCTTCCCATTCAGCTTGCGACAATGGCGAGGGAGTGTAATTCATGACGAAGCAATGCAATTGCGTGAAACGTTCCTAGCAGAAGAGCGGCGCCTAAAGCGCCGCTCGTTATTGCCACTCTGATTTCATGGCGACGAATGGCATCGTCAATAAGACGTTGAAGATCGCCGCCTGATTTAACCATGGTTCAATGATACTGCCAGAAAGCTTTTTCTAGTAAGTCATCGAATTCATTTAGCTTTTTCGGGCAATACTTGCGGACGAATTCTTCCATTTCTTTGTGGAAGCTATCGACAATTTCTGCATAGGCAGCATCTAGTCCACGAGCGTCCATTTCATGCTCAGCTTCACGCTCGTAAGCAAGAGCCATGCAATCTTTTGGATTGGTGCAAAATTCACGCATTGATTTGCTCCTGCACTGCGAAACCACTATCAATCAATTGTTGGATTTCATGCAGGCTTCCTCGCCAATGGCGTTCGCCATTGCTATCACGGGCTCCATAAAGCGTACGGGCCGCTGGTTGCGGCCCTTTGCTTGGCTTAGAAAAACCGTGATGAACAATAGGCAGAATTTCTGCCCCATTGTGCTCCAGCAATGGAAGCTTATCTACTGGCTTAGGCGGGAGAAGCATTGTTTAGGAAGATTCCTTTGCAATGTTAGTAACGTTCTTTTTGTTTGAAGGCTTGTTTGCCTTTCGTCTGGAACGTTCCGCCCTTGGGGGCTCCACTCTGGCTTGAGCGGCATTGCGGAGGCTTGAGGTCTCGTTTGGCCTATTCTTTTTAGGGAATCTTGGCCTGATGATCGAAGCGCTTCGCCCTTGGGGGCTACGCTTGCTCTGGCTGGCCATGCCTGCAAGTTAAGGAGCCATCGCTGTGATGGGTTTAACTGGCTAGACCAGTGGTGAGGGTAAAGGGAGTTTATTGCAAAATCAAGCAGATTTGTGCAGCTTTTTGCGCTGGCACAAGGCAAGCAGGGATGGCGTTGATCGGCGGCATGATGACACTGCCTCTCCTTTTCCCCATGGACAAGGACGCCATCACCGAATGGCTGGTCAAACACAAGTACAGCGATCCTCATCTCATTCCACAACTGCATTGCCCCCTCTGTCGCCAACTGAACTATGAACGACGAATTCAAGGATTACAAAATCGTCAAGCTGCCACAGAATGGTCCCAAGCCTGGTCAGAGCACTAAAGCTTGGCTTTACGGCAAAGGCAAAGAAGAACAGGAATTTCAAAAGCTCATAGACGCTCAGCGTTTTAAAGGCAAACGCAAATAAGGCAAAGCAAAGGGGCCTGATGGCCCCTTTTCATTCTTCACAAATTTTAAGAACCTTGAAAAAGCTTTATGATTGAAAAAGCTGCTCGCTACGGTAGGCAGCGGGGAGGCCGCGCTAAAGCCTCCCTCCTATTGCGAGACAGTCAGAACCAATCGTCATTGTCTTCCTGCAAAGGAAGACTTTCATTGGCTTGACATGGTACAAAATCCTCAGCCGCTACTGGAATAGGGGCGAGACTTTCATCGCCTGCCTGATTTTCAACTTCCGTGAAAGTTGGCGTTGCCTGAAAATCAATGTCAGGAGCTTCATAGGCCCAGCTTTGATACATCCTGGTGCGCTCGCCATTGGGACCAACAATGAAGCTGGTGTCAATCAAACCTTGACGACGCGCCACTTCCAACAGGCGTCCGATGCTCACATCGTCCCATGCTCCAGCAGCGTGAGCAGCACCTTTCCTGTCAAAGCGTTCGTGCTTGCGGGAATTGAGCATGTTAATAAGATTGTCCATGCTTTCATTGCCACCCACTGCAGGACCCTTGTAATACCATCCATAAGTGGCAGGATCACGCTGCATGAAATGCTTACCAGCCAAGCCACTCCTGCTTTTCGTCCATTCCATCATGAACTGCGTTGAGTCAGGATTATTATCAGTGCGATAAAGCTTGACCACTTCACTAACGTTGGCTTCAAAGCTGGAGCTGTCACGAATGCCACCACTTTTGTTCAAGTGGTGAAGGATGACAATTGAGCAACCGTATTGATTGGCAATGTCGCGCAGTTCATAAATACAGTTGCCAGCATCAGAGCGAATAAGGTCTACGTCCATGCCGGCTAAGCATGAAGTGAGACTATCAATCATGATGAGTTGTGGCTGATGGCGCTGCACGTAAGAAAGGAGCTGGGGAATGTTGCTAAATCGCCAGCGATCAATGAAATCAATTTGACCATTTCCTAGGGCGTCATCGTCGTAGCCAATGATTTGCAGCTTTTCTGCAGCATCAACAACAGGCTCGTCGCATTGAATGATGAGCACTTTCCCTTTCTTGCAACGACGATTGCTCCAATCTTTGCCAGTGGCAACGTGCAGAGCCCAGTTGTAAACAATAGTGCTCTTGCCGCTACCAGGGGCTGCAGCAAGCAGCATTACGCTACTTTCAGGAAGAATGCCAGCGATGGTCCACTTCCTTGAGTCTTCAGACTGTGCAATGGCTTTTGCATCGAGGATTTCCATTTCCTCTTTACCATGCACGCGACCACGCGCTTCAGAAAGCAGCTTGTCAATTTCTTGTGAATTTAGCTTGACGCCATGCGCGTCCATCCACTGGCGAGCTTCATAGGCAATGCGAGCATCATTGTTGTAGAGACCAACCATGCGCTCGAATGTGCCAATGATTTCCTCGTATGAAGGAAGCCCATCTTTGCCTTCATGACGGTCCTTTGAAACAATGGAAGAAAGAATGGCATCTTGATCTGCACCATCATCTAGCCAATCAGCTAAGTCATAGCCTCCTTTCTGAGGCAGATTGTCCCATTCAAAGCTGCTCGGTTCGGCATAGCACCATTGTGCATTTGGATTGTCTGCAGCAACTTCCTTCATGAGAGCCACGCCAGGCTCGTCACGATCAGGACAAAGAACTACTTTTTGCCCACGAAACAGTTGGGAATAATCACCGTTGGCGCGATATTGTCCGCTGCCGCCAAGAAACGTACTAGAGGGCAGGCCAATTTCCCAAAGCCTATCGGCAGTGAGTTCGCCTTCAACAATGAAGATGGGGAGGCCTGAAGCTGCTGATGCTTCAATGGCATCGTAATAACGATATGGAAGAACATTCTTTCGCAATTGCTTAACAATTTCAGAACGCTTCCCATTGGCATTATTTGCCGTGGGATAGTCCTGAGAAATGCTCTTCTTCCCAGAGCTATCATCTCGCGTGACGATGATCACGTCTTCGCGATTGCGGTTTTGATAGGGGAACGAATAGCGTCTTGCTTCGCGCATGGGACGTTCCCAGCGTTCTAAAGGGGCAAGAATGTTACGAATTTCTGCGCGATGTTTTGGGCTGTCATCATTGAAGCAGTTATATGCTCCATTCTTTTCGTTCACAGACAAATCATTGCCACCGCATGCAGGGCAGATGTATTTGCCTGCATGGTCGCTCGGTTCCAGTTTGGCGAGGTGTTCGAGAATGGAAAAAGCCATGGGCAATGGTGAGATGGGGGTGTTCTAGCACCAAAATCCTGTTCCTGCAGCGCATTCACAATTCTTCACACAAGATTTAGTTTCAAGCCTTGACGCGCTGGCCATGCCGGCTATATTGGCCATGTCCCTCGCAAGGCAAAACCATGGAGTTCTTGCTGGCCGCCATCATCGGTTTCAGCATTGGTTATCTTCTCGCCCCTCTGTTTTATGACCATTGACCACGGCGAGCCGAAGAAAAGCCGCCACTTCACGATCACTGACACTGCCTATTCTCATCTCAAAAACATCGCCCATGATGCAAGGCTTAGCCTCAGCGAGACTGTTGAACGCCTCATTCGCGTTACTCCCGCCTGGGAAGGCAATGCAGTTCTTTCTGATGGCGCATTCTCCTTGGTAGAAGACCAAGCTGTTCCCTCTGCCCCCATCGAAGACTATGAAGGTTTCTCGGCTTAAACTTGCTTGCGAAGAGTTTCTTCTTGAGCATCCCGACACGGAAGTGAAGATCCTATGGGAGGAAGGCGTAATTTCTGAAAAATACGATCCTGAATTTCTTGAAGAACCCACTGATGTGAGGGTGATCAACGACTGGCCGCTTCCTGGCGACAGTCTTATTAACAAGGCTGAAAATCCTGAGAAGATGTTTGTCATTATGTATGGCGAATATCAACCCTCGGGATTTGGTTGTAAAGCAGTGGCTTCCTTGGAATGACAGATTTTCCCAATCTCACAACGTCTGAGC